TAGAAGGTTCACATCAAGCGGAGATAAGCGGAAATTTCACGAACAAAAAACTAAAGGAGTCTTTTGATGGAGCTTTAAGAAGATTTGATTTTAAAACATTTATGAAAAAGATTAAGGATAATCCGAATGAATTCATAGATGTTCGTGGCAGTACAATAGGTAGCTTTAATTTGTATTCAATTAGACTTACTATTGTCAAAAGCCTGGAAATGCACAAGGGGGCAAGTTTATGACGTGGTACAAATCTGCGCAGACTGGATCGCCCGAATGTGAAATGTCAAATGATGAGCTGCTAGCATACTCAAAATTTGTAATTAACCTAAGAAAAAAATCAGGTTACCAAGATTTTTTTCCTGAAGATATATTGAGAAACTATCCGTCATTGGTTGAACTTGTGCGATCTGGATACGCTCCTCTTGCATTCTCTAGGTGTATGAGAAAGGAAGCTAAGCCATGGGGAATACAAGGAAGCTGGGGACCATACTGGGCACTTGAGAAACTTTTGCTCGATGACCTTGGCATAGACTCGATGTACTCTCGTCATTCAATAATCGATGAGACAAGAGCAAATCTTGCTCATTGGTTCATGGAGACCTACATGCCATTAGCGGTAGATAGCCCAAATAGATCAAGGGATTCTCAGGTCGTGTTAATTTCAAGCAAATACATAAGCACTGAGATGATAGATGCATTTTGGGAATTGGACAGAAATGAAAGGGAGAAAGCGAGTGGTTCACGAAACGAAATGTCATGGATGATCAGAGAGGAAACCTACGCAACATTATTTAAAAACCAAAACACCTCAAGCAAAATTCAGCTAGAAATAGCTAAGCTTACGGGGTACAGGAACGATTCTTTCCACTGGCTTATCAAAAATCCGAATGGCAGTGGCGATGCCATGAATTGGATGCTTAGCAATGATAAAAAGAATACTTTTACCTCTTACGGCAGAAACGGCGTGAATGCCCTGTTCTTCGACATGTCACCGGGAGCAACAATAAATGACTCAATTGCAGAAGTATTGAGTCATCATATGCTTAAAATTTTTGATAGTAAAAAATATGATATTCACGGGAAAGGCCTACCCGATCCCGGTAGAACTGGCGAGTTCAGCTACGAAGAAAAATCTACGCTGATGGAATATCTTATTAAAATTTGCACGAAAACCAAGAGCAAAACAGCAATGCAAAACCTTTTTTCACTTGCCCTTGCGATGGGAGGAATACAGAAAAAAGAACACAGTTTGGAGCCACTGAAAAGCAGGCATATTTTTAATGCCTATAGCCCCCAAAGTGCCACACTTATGATTTTGCGTTTGCTTTCTCCATTCGTGGTAAATCATGAAAAAATGGACAAAGAATCAGTGCAAAAGATACTTATATACATCTCTAGTATAGACAATCTCTACATGGAAGAAGTGATGGAAAGTAAAGGAATGACATTGATTGGTTTCGACACGCTTGGCATCATATGGTCTTCCTACAGAAGTATTGCTGGAACGAAATCCTTCGTGACCGAGCAATCGTATGAAAGACATGGACAGGAATTTACAGAATTTATGACTGACAGCAAAAAAAAGATACTAGATGCGGTCAAAAGCTTAGACATAAAAAAATTCTTTGCTCATGCATATAGCATAGGAATGCCCAAGTTGAATATGTACAAGGTTGCCATAAGTCAAGCTAAAATAAAAATGGGTAAAATGGATTCATGGGCCAGTCGCTTATGAATTATTAAATTATTTACTTTTTGAGAAGCGAACAAAGATTGACGATATAGTCCTGTTGATATTCAGTTGTTAAACTGCAGTCAATTATAAAACAAGAGGGCTTAAATAATGTGTTACCTCAAAAGAGAAACTTCTCGCACTGAAAAGCAGTCTTAAGAAAATGATAGAAAAAATCTGTCCCAAAATACCTCACACATTCAAAGCCAGGTACGGCCTAGTCAGGCACCTCCACAAGATATGCGAAGGAACATACATAATTGAGGGTTCTTCCCGCTTCTCAAGGGGAGCAGAGGGCATGGTTGATTTTGAAGGCGGTCCATTTATTGCGGTGGGCATGCCGATGGCGGCTTGCTGTGATGTCAGCGCAGACAAGGAGTGCGGCGTAACCATTCCTGAAAACGAGACCGTTGACGGCGTCAAATTTATAAGGCATGAAGAGGCTTGCGCACTGAAGGGGATATCGCCTGATGATGCTGCACCGGAATACTATTGTTACGTTAAAATAACAACAAAAAAATGACCTAAGCCATGGCACTGAAGAAGATAACGAAAAAGCCGAAAAATAAGCAAAAAATAAAGCCTTTTGACACAGTTGATGCGGCCAAGCTTATTGAAAAAATTCGCAAAGAACTTCGCATGGTGGGGATGATCCCAGGCGTAAGCACCGAACCAAAAAAATGAAGGTTGGGTTTTTTATTTTTCCCTTCTGCCGATAAATCAGTAGGCGGATTTTGCCGCATCAAAAAATGATAACCATAAGTGTAAAAACACCAGCAAAACCAGCAACTCCTGAATCTTATGAAGAGTGGACATCAGAGAAGATCAGGATTAAGTTTGGTAACGATCCTGAAGGTATCCTCATGAAGCTTCTTGATCTATGCGAAAGGCAAGCAACCGAGATAGTGGCACTGAATAGCATGATTCGTGAGTGTGAAAAAGATTTCCTAAATTACTCTCGCAACAGCGAGAGAAGCACTGAAGAGATCTTAAAGCTTCAAAAGCAAATCGACGACTGCAACGAATACAATAAAAACACAAGAGATAAAATACTTGGAGCAATAGGAATACATGAAATCAAGAATCAATGACAGGAAAATAAACAAGAAATCAATCCTAATTCGGCCAGCACCGAAAATAATCACGAAAGTGATAAGCAGGGCCAAGTCTGATCAGAGAATTGCATCGCTCAACACCCTTAAACTGATGGTAGTTGTAGGAGCACTGATACTAAGTTTTGCAATGTATTCAATCTCTATTTTTTACTGGCTATGGAAATAAAAAGAAAGGTAAACAATGAAATCCATTTATAAGAAATCGTTTTTTTCGTCCCTAAATTATTCACTCATGATGTTACTTTCGAATCATGCCTGCAAGCTGAGTATATCTCTGCTGTGGGTTGCCTTATTCTTAGCACTCACATCGGAAAACAAATACGTTGTAGCAACAGCACTGACTCTGTCTTTGCCCCTTGCCACGTACTTTTTGATTAATTTCCATAAGTATTGTGTCTCGCCGCAGCGCCCGTGGTTCTCGTTTCGAGATGTACGAGATGTACTTACCCATCCGGGTTACGACATGACGAGAATGCAAAGTAATGATTTTTCATTTGGTAACGACCGCAAGAGTTCGTGCTACGGTGGCTGCGCCAAAGGTGAAGCCGAGATGAGAGCCGCCCTACTTCAGGGAGAGGGATAATTGACCATGAGCCCTGAAGATTACGAATATGTGTACAGGAACTCAAGCTTGTTTTCTCGTCGCCTAAGAGTTGCCAATTGGGTGTGGGATCACACAGCATTGGTGTCAGCGTCTCTGGCAATACCTTCTTACCTAATCGCAATTTGGATATACATAAAAGTAACTTGATCCATTCACGCTTCCACACGCTCCATCCCGCTCTGTGGGAAACCTGAGCGCAACGACTCCTCTGTAAAGCGTTCACTCCTCAGCGTAGCCCTATCCTGTGAAATTAATTGGTTGAAAAATCAGATCCGTGCCGTTTAAAAAGCAAAATCTGCAATTATCCAAGCATATCTCTCTCTGCAGCTCTGAATCTTTCTATCGCCTCCCGTTATAGGGACAGGATATCCAAAAGTTGCATCGGGTGAATATACTAGAAGGGTGAGCCATCATCCCATGTTTCTCGTCACCCGTCCCGGAGATCGACACGAAGACCATGTTCCAGAGTCTTTCGTGACCTTCTCCCAATTGAAACAGTTCTTTCCTTTCTCTCCCTTCATGAAGTGCGCCAAGAGCGGAGAGGAAGTCCCTGCAACGGAAGAAAACATGGTCAATTCTGATTGGCGCGAGATCAGATGCCTGAATGTGGACGAGTACAATTTCACACCCGATGAAATCTTGCACTATACATCACATGGCAATCTGCCCGATGGCAAGGCTACCCAAGGCGAAGAAGAGATCCTGCGATTCATCATTCACGTTCGACCGACCAGAAGCATCACCATACTTTAAGAAAGAGGAACCCGCAATGACCACCAAAACAAAATCAGTCTGCCTCAAGCAAAAAGCCAGAAATCTCAAGCGAGTTAAAGGCATCAAGTTTCCAAACGTTAAGTTTGACATGACTATTTCTTTTGATCTTCAGGACAAGCATGGTATCCACGAACCCGAGGACTGGTTCCTAGAAAATGCTAAAGGGATCAAATCAGTCAAGAGGCCCGGAAGCATTATTTCTGGAACAGGTTTCTCTTTGCTTGACGGTCTGCGCGATCTCCACTTTACTGGTTCGCGTGAACAGATGGAGGAGACTGCCAACATCTTTGCAAAGAGTCCGTTCCGAATCGAAAAAATCAGTGTCTACGTTAACAGCGATGACTAAGAGAACTGAGAACACCAATGGCTAAGATGACAATTGAAATCACCACAAGCGACGATTTTACCGACGACGATCTCCGCAATTATGTCAAGCATTTGGCAGAAGAGTTTCTAAATGACTCAACTGGAACCGGACTCCCTGCGTGGGAAATCCATATCAAGTAGAACACCAATGGCTAAGAAGAAGAAAGCAAAGACCGACTCTGAGTAAGATGGTAGCCCCATCCCCCCAACCGTAGCCTTATAAACCTTACAAAATCTGCCCGTACCCTACCATCCGCAAACCCCCGAACCAATTAATTTTCGGGCATCAAAAAACATCTCCCAAACTCCCCTAGAGCCAAACCCCCAAAGGGAATGGCTCTTTTTTTACAAATTCACATAGGTACAAATAGTAACACAATAGTAATAAAAGGACACCGAACCGAAAGGAAACTAATTAAACATGAAAACAAAAATTACAAAAGATCAATGGCTCACTATAGGAAACTCCGCAGGATGGCTCACCAAGCAGGCCGTATTTCTCGGTACCCATCTTCTTGAGGAACGCCGCGAAGACCCACTAAACAACCCAACATTCCAAACCCGTAAACTACCAACATTACTTGAAATTGGAGAACCCATACTCCCCGCAGAGTACAGCAAACTTTTCAATGCCGTCAACAGTCATGACTACGGGCAAGTAAGGGATTATTTGGGCAAAATGACACCCGATGAACGAAAGAAGCTTGTACAAAAACTCGCAAATACATGCAAGGCCTCCATACTCATTATGCACGAATGCTCAACACTCGGTGACATACCGAGTAGTAAACAAAGTTCACCCGAAGGATTCCCTATGAAGACACCCAAGACCCCCAGGAAACCCAGGAAACCCAAAGGATCAGGCGAAAATATAATGGGAAGTCCAGGAATGACGGGAGACACCGAAGTCCCAGGTATCTAAAACACCACCAGAACTCATGAAGTTCAACCTGTCACGGTACAACCGGACCAAAGAGGCGTCACTCCGAAAGGAAATCTCTCTGCTCGATCTATACCCCGAAGGAGAGAGAGAAGCACTAGAGGAGTACGGTCCCGTAAACCCCGCTGAAGCAGCCGCAGAAACTAAGCTTTTTCCCGAAGGTGACGAAATCCCAGATAGCCTCTCCGAACTCGCACAAAAAATACACGAAGAGATCCGCAAAGAGCAGGAGACCGGAACACAAAGAATATCCGAAATCCTCCAAATACAGGGAACCGAAGCCGAAGATAAATTAAGATCCGCAAAGGGTGACGGACCACGATTCGGCAGACTGCTTGTACTCACCGCATTCCACCCAAACCCGTATGTACGATGGACAGGAATACACGATTTCGGGACGGAAATATCCGCTCTACACCTAAAATACCTACTCAAGGACCCACACGCAGGAATTCAGTCACAAGCACAATGGGAGTCCGAACGCAGAGCCACCAACTCAAGATCCTGAAGACTTGCGCAACTCCTCCAAATCAGACAGGTCTTTGACTTTGGTTCCGCTGTCATATGACCATGCATAGCCAAGCTTCACCATTATGTCATTAATTGCCTCTCCGTCCGATTCCCTTATGACCCCAAGCAGTCTGCCATATTTGTCGTCCTTGAATGTATTGATGACCAAGTTGTTTTTGTTCTTTTGGAGCCAAGATTCCAGAAATTCTTTGGATTCTTTGCCCATGGACTTTTCTTTCAGATTTTTTGTGTGAGTTTCAGGAGCGTCAATCCCGTATAGCCTGATTCTCTGCTTACAAAATATGCCAAATCCCAGATCTAGGGTGCAGTCAACGGTGTCTCCATCCACAACTTTTTCTATAGACGCAATTTTATATTCGTACATGCATCCTATTACTAGCTTCTGCTTAGCAAATCCTCCTAATACAGAGAGCGTGTGAAGCCGAAGATAAATTAAGATCCGCTCTGAAAACCCTCTAATACATCGCTAGGAGCCTCTCCTCCATCGCTAGGGGACTATCCTCCATCGCTAGGGGAATGTATCGGTTCCCCTCTCCTCCATCGCTAGGGAGCCTCTAGTCCATCGCTAGGGAGTTACGCACTGCGTCTCCATTAGTAAATTATTTTGTTTTCCTGATTCCTAAATAATCCCCACTTTGCCCCACATTGCGACACTTTTCTACACTCTTCGACACTGCTGTTTTTATAACATGCCGATGCTGGCACTGAGTTATTAATTTTGTAACATGCTAATTGGGCGTGCTGTTCTGCATGCCAAAAAAGAACCCGCCCTTTTTTGAGGACGGGTTCTTTTGGAAATCAAGCGTACCCTGGCGTGTACGCAAGCCCCTTTGTGGGGAGTTTTTTAGAACTTTAGTTGGGCACTGAATCCGACGATGAGTTCGAGTTCGGGTGCATTATTGTTACTGAATGGGATATCGCAATTGAACCCGAGTGATGCGTTGCTGCATGGTGTCCACTGGAGTGCTGGTCCTATTGTGTTGACGTTGCTGCCGTTGTCGAGGTACCAGAAGTTATAGTTGGCTCCGACTTCGATAGTTTTCGAGAGGTTGTAGGCGAGTCCACCCTTTACGTTGGCGATATCTTCTGTGGTGAAGCCACCGAAGACTGGGATATAGTCTCCATTGGTATTGAACTCCCAGTTCATTCCTGCGTTCCAGTGTAGTGCTTCGACGGGTGTACTGCCGTCCATCCAGGCACCGAGGACGGGGTTAACGCCGTTTCCACCGAATCCTGCGGAGTCTGTGGGTAGTTTGAGGTCAAGTGCGAGAGAGAGGGTATCTACGAAGGATACTGGCTTGTGTAGTGCGACCCAGGAGAGTCCGAGATCAAGCATGCCTGTGCCTGTGGATCCGTCCGTATAGACGGGGAGTGTGAGGCTGGCACTGAGGTCTTGTATTGGTGTTTGCCAGTCTATTGTGGACAGGAACTGTGTGACGTTAGTGTTCTGCAGGTTGAAGAAGTTGATTTCTTCGGAGAACGAGAACTTTGCGAGGCTGAGGGCGTCGCATGCTGGTGTTGCTGGTGTTTCGTCCCCTGCGATGGCGGGTGGGCAGCAGCCGTCCCCTGCGATGGCGGCTGTTGAGAGTGCAGCTACGAGGGTTGCTGAAATTGTGTAACTATTCATTATATGAATCTCCTTGCCCCTGTGGGGCCTGTAAAGTGTATGAGGGTTATTATCGACAGAGCTGGATATAATCCTTTTTGGTGTACGCTCTGGTATAAAGGGGCTTCTCCGCACTCTTAAGCAAACCTTACCTTAAAAAATGTGTATTATGAGTTATTAATAATTTGGAGTGGCTGGAGAAGCCCCCTAACCAGTGTCTCTGTACAGGGTTCTGGAGTTCTGGCTCTGGAGGGTGTGTATCCTGAGTTTTTGTTATCCAGATGTGTCAGAGATATACTGTTCTCGGCCATTTTCTTTTTCCCTATAGAGTTCAGGTGTAATATTTTCGGTTTTTTATTTTTGTTCCTTCTGGTATTATTTTTGTTTCTGTGATTAAAAAAAGTCCCTCTGCACGCAGAAGGGGTCTGCGGCAGAGGGTTTGGAAACCGGAGAGTTCTGGACTCTCTGGAATGTTCTATGGGGGTTTATTATTTGGTTTTGGGATATTTTTCCTGCCCCGAAATATTATTTACGGCCTTTTTTCTTGTATTTTTGAGGTAGGTCCAGTCTTTGTTCCGGAGAGCTGACCAGGAGATGTGGAGGGCCCATGTTGCGTACAGGTAGTCGTCAATGGCGTCTGGGTGGAGCGGTGGGATTTCCCGAATGGCGTTGTCGAGTTCGGTTTCCAGGAGTTCAAGAAGTGATTCTGCTTCGGGCAGATCTGTGTCTACGGCGAGGGCACTGTTTCCGATATCGATGAATTTTTGTGAAGACATGAAAGTTTTCATAATGATTATTTTCTAGTGTTAGCGGTTGCGTCGGAGTTGTTGGCGGATTTCGGGTCCTTGAGAGAGGAGGGTCACGGCTCGTTTTGAAGCATCGGATGCTGCGGTCATGCACGCACTAAACTGGTCCTGTAGTCCCAGGCCCTGAGCTTCGTAGATCATGGCAATCGCTTCATTCGCACAGATTCCTGTCTGTTCGATCTTCAGGTGGATGGTTTCGGGTTCATCCCAGAGATCCATTGACCGATCAATTGAATTGATAGTGGATTTGATGTAGAGAAGTTGATCCTCCGCAGCACTGCGCAGGGGGATGAAGGTGTCTACGTAGGCAAGGGTCCCTTCCCCTTGGGCGATGCGGAGTCTCCTGAGAAGTTCGTCTCTCTCGTGAGGCGAGAAATCCCATTCGTAGATGTCTCGTCTGATCCCTAGGCGTACACTGCGTGCCCAATCGTCTTTAAGAGTTAACTCTTTGTAATTAGGGCACTTACGCATCTCATCCAGGAGCGTAGAGTGGAATCTGAACCAGGTTTCCATTCGGCTCTCCGGAGAGCCCTGAACGGAGGATCGTTCTGCCTGAGAGTCGGATACAGTCGCGCAGGCTGTCTGGAACAGGAGGGATACAGGAAGGATCAAGACGGCTAATGCATTTTTCATATTGTCTCCAGCCCTGACGCGCACCCTTGTAGTGCTCATTTTCGATGATTTTTGAAAGATGAGATCTGAATATGGAGGCACTGAGGGCCTTGGGGCCCAGCAGCGCTTCGGGTGAAGCGGGACGCACTGAACCGTCCCTACGGTCATATTTTTTGCCATCAGGATGGTTTGCGTACCTGCGTGCTCGGGTAAAGCCCATCTGGATAAACTTTCTGGCCATGTCGGCACCAGGGAAGTCTCCGTCCAGTGAGTATCTGCAGTAGAGAGACAGGATGCTGGACGCACTGAGCTGAGCTTCGGCAGGAGCCCGGAATCTCCAGTGAGGCAAGATCTCTGACTTGTAGGGTTGAACTAAAAGAACCCCCTGCTCTCCTCTTCCGACTCTGTACAGATGCGGTGTCTCCCGCATGTTCAGCTCTCCGTAGGGAAGGTTGTAATTAAAAGGAGCCATTCTTTTCGAATCTGATGATTGGTGACTCTGGCACCACTTGGTGGCGGAGTCACGGTACGAACGGAGGGTCTCGGTTGGGTAATTTTATTTTGCATAATTTTTTTGGTAAAAGAAATGTCCCGCTTTGACGAAAGAATTCTCTAGGTTCTATTTTTGCCCGAATAATTTAAAAAAGGAGTCCAAGCATGGATAGCAAAGCAAGAGAGATAGACGGAAGCCAGTTCAGAGAGGTTGTTCTAGAGAACCCAAAGCCAGTCATGGTCGATTTTTACGCCCAATGGTGCGGACCTTGTCGTCTCATGTCACCGGTCGTTGACCGGTTAGCAGGTGAGTGGAGTGACCGCGTGGAGATCGTGAAGGTAGACACAGACAAGGCAGGAGAGATCTGTCGTGAGCTGGGGGTGCAGGCGCTGCCCACGGTCATGATTTTTTGGGCAGGAGAGACGATTGCCCGATTAGTTGGTTTCCGTGGCGAAGACGGGTTGCGCAGAGAGCTGAAGCGGGCAGAAGAGATCTGTGCGGAATATTCCCGGAGCTCGGACAGTCCCGACTCGGGGCACCGAGAAGGGGCGGACTAGAGAGACGTGCCTATTAGGGTCTCTTCTCTTTGGGTCAAGGGTGGGTAAAAGTCAGGGTTCTGCCACAATCCATGGTGTAGCCAGTACTTTGAATACATATTACGAGTATTCCAGATCTCCCCACGTGTCCATCCATACAGGTGGAATGGCAGCCCCCAATGCATGCGCAATAGCAGGAAGATCATTATCCCAGTCTCAAAATTTCTGCTTAGGTAGGGCGCACTGAATGCAAAACGGAAAGGAAGCAACCAAGCAAACTCCGCCTGCTGGAGGGCTCGAGCTGACTCGAGAGCCCGTATGTGCTCAATTGCCTTTATTATAAAGGCCTCACCACTTTCCCTAGACAGACAACCAGTAGGTATGGGGTCTGCAGGTACACGCAGAGGGGGCGTCTTGGTTCTACGAATCTCCCAGTCAGATCCAGAACGGGCGTCCACAGAGGCCTGAACAAGTGATGCGACGGAGCTCACGTGTTCCGTTTTTAGGGTACCCATATCCGTTACCTCTCCGTACAGTGCATAGACTTTATTAATCAGCAACATTGTCCCCCGAATGGCAGGATCTGTTTGCTCCATTCGATTGTGGGTGTGCTCAATAATTGAAAAATCGCTACGTTCCACCCCCGAAATATGGAGGAAGTTTTTCACAAATGTGGAAAGGTAGACAGGTTCAACCCGAGGAAAAGGACGCATAGGCTTTAAAAAAATAACGAATGGATTTGTTAAAAACGTACCCTTTTCTCGTCCAAATTAAGAGAATCAAAAAATGACAAGTTTAGTAAAAGAAAATTATTCACACGTCAGGAAAATGACGGATCGCTCAAAATCAGGAAGCACTGAACTTCTTAAACTGAGGAAACACCATCTCAGCTCATGTGAGCTCTCGTGTGTGAGTAGAGCTTGGTCAGACGGCGTATGGGTAGCACCGTACCGCAAAGGCATACGTTCCTGCTTCGTAGGCGCACTCTGGGAACTTGGCAAGGACACTCCACACAGGACAGAGAATGTTTGCGAAAAATTCATCGATATCGCTGCCCTGACGGAACTTAAAGGGGGTACGGTTCTTGACTCCTATAGGAAGAGAAGAGCTGGATCAGAGAACCCGAAGAACATGATCGACATCGGTCGGGAGCTCCAGAGACTCTCCGGCATGCATCCCTATGGCCTCAAACTGGCACAGATAGGACATTCTGTGGATATATTGAGCATTGGTGGGGATATCCATATCCGCTTGGCTTCACACGTCCAGGGGAAGGTCGTCATCCCCCGGAATGACCTGGTCACCCCGTACCGCAAGAACACAGTGCTGGCGACGGTGGAACTGACATCAGATCTGCAGAATTCGGGAAGATGGACAACAATCCGCGAAATCCGTGACTGCGACTGTGATAGCAAAAATTAATCGGATGAAAGTTTCCGGGAAGCGGTTCTGAAAATTACATCGGCGGATCGAAGCACGCACCACTTGACAGAGGGGTGCGCTGTGGTATATTACGACACTTTGGTGAGTTGTTTAAGACCGGGGCAAAAGTTTCATCGTGAGAATACGCTAGTAGGGTTCGCCACATTTCTGATTCAGAGGAGAAAAATAATTATGGCTCGTACAAAGGGGACTGTGGAGGGAATTGTCGGCAAGGTTTCTCTCGGCAGACAGGTTGAGTTCTTTGTCCAACTGTTCGGTTGGGACGAGGAACGGATTGTGGCTGCTCTCGTTGCCACCGATCCGACCGTTTCCGATCCTGATAAGATGAAGAATCTCAGGAATCTTATCCGTGTAACAAAAAGCAAGTTCAAGTTTGAAACTCAGGAGAGTGACATGATTGATGGCATTGTCGGCAAAGGCGAAATGGTTGGTTTTGACAATATCAAGGCTCAACCAGTTGACCGGATTGCCTGTGGAATAAGCCAAATTGACGAATTGTTTGGTTATTCCGATGAGTTCAAGCGTTGGGGATTTCCGCGTGGTCAGGTGAGCCTTATCGCGGGAAGTCCGGGTGTCGGAAAGACCCGACTCATGGTTGCCGTCTGTGGCTCCATGACGGAACCCATAGCCAAAAAGAAGTCCACGGCTGTCTACTTTCAGAACGAGTTTGCCCTAAGCCAGTTCAAAGTCATGTCTAGCCGCGTAATCAAGGAAGGCAGTCGCTTCATCTGCGGCGATCTACACAGGTTGAAGGATCAGTTGGACTGGATTACGGAGCAAAAACTTTGTCCCGACCTTGTTGTCGTTGATTCGATTCAGATGCTTGCAGAGGCAAAGAACAGATCAGGCATTGAGCGATGTATTGCTGCCTACAAGTGTGCTGCAATGGAGCGCGGTTTCCATGTCTGCTTCATCGGTCAGTTGAACAAGCAGGGTGAAGTTGCGGGTAGCCGAAGCGTGGAACACCTTGTGGATCAGGTATTTACGGCGAAAACTGCCTTTCTTCCAAACCAGTTCTCTCTCCATGTCACGAAGAACCGTTGGGGTCGTTCAGGTATCTCTGCCCGGTTTGAACACCACGGGTTCGGAGTCCGCTGCGTCAGCGAAGGGTTGAGTTTGGCGGAAAAATAATTAATCGTTTGAAAAGTCTCAAACTTCTTTCCCCAAAATTACATCAGGGGAATACACTAATGGAGTGACCAACAAGAACTCTCAGCGTTGAGAGTCAGGATTGGTCAATAACAAGTAAGGATACAGTAATGTTTAATCCCATTGTTCGTCCGTCCGCTGTCTACAACGAGTCCACCGGGGAATACGATTGCTCGGTCACGAAGGATCAGGCGATCCTCGCCGCAGCCATCTCCTCCTGCTTTGGTTCAGGCGAGGCTGACAAGGCAATCATCGCCGCTTGCAAGCGTTCGTTTGAGCCGAATCAGCAGTACCACTTCGATGCCAACATCCGCATCCGTGGGACGCTCAAGACGCAGAAGCCCCGCGTCTGCGCGGTCAAGGCGAAGGACAACTACAAGGCGGCTCTCATCGAACTCCTCAGCGATGCAGCCGTTCCTCAGTCGGTCAAGGACCGCATCCGCATCAAGTTCACCGCTGAGTCCGCTCGGCGTGATGGCTTCGACACCAAGACCATCCTCACATCGGTTGATCCCGCCGTGCGCGAGACAATCGAAGGCATGGACCGTTCGCTCCCCGAAGAGGTGACTTATCCGCCGTCCGTCAGCGGGACCGTCACTTGGGAGACTGTTGAAGTCCCCGTTGCCCGTTCGGAGCCTGAGCGCATCCCGGTCGGCACGGGAGGAAAGGCGATCACCAAGCGGAGCGATGAGGGCAAGACCTCGCCGCGCAAGAGCGTGAATGGTCGCTGAGACAGACACCGCAAACCCTCCCGGCATGGTTTTCTTTCGCCATGTCGGGAGGGAATCTTTCATCCCGTGAATAGGCTAATCGTGACACAAGGAGAACCCGATGACTACCAAGACAATCGCCCGAATGCCGCTTGCATCAATGGTCAAGGTCGATGAACTCATCTCCAAGTTGGAGAAGCGTGACCGTGACCGCGAGGACTTTATGATCCTTGACCCTAAGGATGTGGACTTGCGCTACGAGATCGGAGACAAGGAGCAGGGAGAGAAGGACAAGTTCCTGATGACCTTCAACGACAGGGACATTGAACTGTCTGACTCCGCGATCTCATCCGCTTGCAGGATGCTCAAGACAACTCCGCAGTATTTCCGCGAGAACTTCTCTGATTGGCAGCGGAAGTTCTGCTCCGACTTTTCGTCAGCAATGAGGCACAACGAGCGGGGCTGCTACGCCCGTACCGACTGCCTCCGCGATGGAATCAGCCGAAGGGTTGAGAGTTTCGTTGGAGGAAACTGGCAACTGAATGTCGGTGAAAGCACCATCGTCCGTGGAGTCGCGGAAAGACTGAACGCTCAGTACGGCGACAGCATCCTCGGTGTGCAAGTCGTGACCGAAGGCGGTCGCAACAGCGTGTACCGATTCGTGTTCGGCAACACGATCATGGGCAACGACAACCATGTGAAGATGTATCCCATGATCTCGCTGATCCACAGCCCGTATGGATTCAGCACTACGGAACTCTCGCTCGGCATCTACCGCGTGATCTGCGAGAACGGTGCGTTGCGCCGTGACTTCTCTGCGGGAACCGCCAAGTGGAATCAGCGCAGCAACCCCGACACATTCTTCTCCAAGATGAACGGTGCGATTGACGCTGCGGGAGACTTCTCAAACGAGTGCAAGCGTCACTTTGAGCGAATGGTTGAAAAGAGAATCAACCACCACCCGCTCATCGTTCTTAAGAGCCTGTTCAACGGGAAGGCGATCACCAACTCCCATCTTGAGAGCGCAACGATGTTCCTGACGGAGCGTGACATCAGAACGGAGTACGATATGCTCAATGTCCTGACGGACTCTGCAAAGACGCTTCACCCGCTTCAGAAGCGTCAGGAAGCAGAAAGCAACGCCCTCCGCATTGCCATGCATGGGGACGGGTTTGGCGGGTTCGTCACGGAATCCCGTCTTGCCGAAATGGAACTTCTTGAGTCCTGATAACAACAAAAATTACATCGCAGAAATAAAGTAATATAAACAGGAAAGCGTTTGACTATTCTTGGCAAATGGCTATCCTAAATTGAAGTTAGGCGTTCCTAACAGATCCTTACCCCGGAGATTCAACACAATGGCTAGAACTGCTACTCCCACCGTGACCGATTTCTCGGTCGAAACCATCCGCAAGTTCGCTCTGTCGAACAAGTCGTTCATCTCTGCCATCAACAAGCGGCGCAGGGAACTGACGAGCCAACTCAGCGAGATCGACACGATGCTCGGCAACGAGGAAGAGGCTCCTAAAGGCAAGCCCGGTCGCAAGCCCGGTCGCAAGCCGGGTCGAAAGCCCGGTCGCAAGCCCGGTCGCCCCGCTGCGGTCAAGCGCGGTCGCCCTGCCAAGAAGAAGGCAGGAAAGGTTGGTCGCCCCCCGATGAAGAAGAAGCGGGCTTCGGCTACCGCTGCTCCGGCAACAGGTCGCGGTCGCGGTCGCCCGTCGAAGGGCAAGCACTCGCTCCGTGATGCCGTCCTGACCGTGATCCGCAACAACGGCGGTCGCGTGGATGTCAGCGATATCATCAGCCACCTCAAGAGCGCGGGTTACGATGTGTCTGCCAAGACCATCAATGTGATGATCCAACACGCTCTCAGCGCACTCGCTAAGGACGGCATGATTGACCGTTCGGAGCGTGGCGTGGCGAAGGTCACCGCGAAGGGTTCCACCGCTACCGTGGTGGTCGAAGCGGCTGATAACGCTGAGGAGTCCTCGGAAGTTGCCGCGTAAAAATCCCAAATAGTGGGTGACGGACAGGAGAGCAGAGCCGTATACTCTCCTGTCCCCACCCTCTAAAGGGAACACCAAGCCCCCGGAAGGCGGTAGAGGTTGACTGCAAAGTCCCTCTACCGCTTTTTTATTAACCACCTTTTACCGATACAGACTTTGTGTTCGTAATCTTTAATGCGGGACTGTGGCGGAATCGGCATACGCAGCAGACTTAAAATCTGCCGACCTCAAAAGTCTTGTGGGTTCAAGTCCCACCAGTCTCACTAATGACCAATCAGTCAAAAACTTGGATAGCAATGGTTCAGCAGCAAGAGGATGAAGTATTCATCCCTCTGCCTGATGAATTAGTTAATCAATTGGGTTGGAGCGATGGAGACAACCTCAATTTTCAAATAAAGGATGGCTCCCTGATTTTGAGTAATCAGTCAATCCTAAAGTCGGAGTGATTGTTCTCAAATCAAGGGAAAGGAGACACTATGTTTTGGTCGGTTGTTTTTTCTATAGGAGTAGGATCGTTTGGTTATTGGATAGGCTTCAAGCAAGGCAAGAAAGACGGATTTGCCTTAGGCGAATCCACAGGCTACAATAAGGCGAAGTCCAAGTATGACATACCTTTACGCAAGAGCGTGAACCATCAGGTCAAGCCAAGCGTAAGAGCAAAGTCAGGACCAGTTGATACCGTATGGATGGGCTAGTGCCATTCAAGTCTTGCAAGGAAGCAATTTTAAGTCCCGTTTTTAGGAGTTGTTAACAATGAGTATGAGTGAACACGCCGTTAGCATGAGACTGAGCCCCACTTTCTCCGAGATTGAAAGCAGAGTTTCGTCATCAAGAGTTCCGCGTCCGAAGAGTTTCATCTTCCCCCAAGCACCATTCGCTGCGGGTAGCATCTTCATGTGCGTGAACCAGGAAATGGCGAAGGAACTGATCGCTTTGATCAAGGACACTTGCTGCGATGATCGTGGCAATGTCGTTGAAGACGGTTGCAACGAGGAACTCGTTGGGCTTGCCGAAAAGTTGCAGAACAACATGGACTTCAGCGACTTCCACCGGGAGCGCAGACGAAGGTTCTACAACGCGAACCACGGAAACGACTGAGAAACTTGCTCAGTCAATTAAAAGGACCGCACCGAAAGGTGTGGTCTTTTTTGTCCAAATGTAATCCCCAACCGTATGTTTGTCTTGCTTGAAGGTTGAAGGGAGATTAGCTTAGCGGCCTAAAGCCTTCGACTCATAATCGAAATACCACTGGTTCGAATCCAGTATCTCCCACTCGTTGATATTTAAGAATCTCGCTAATAAAGGAAACAGAAATGGCAAGAACATCTCGCAATTCTCATAATGGCCTTAAATCAATCAGCATCCGTGACGAAGAGAGCGCATCCCGTTACATTGACGCTTTCGCTGGCACGATTAATTCTTCTCCCGCAGCAAACGGTGCTTATTCCAAAGCCGTGAACAATGGCGGCTGGACTAACCCATCCGGTCCTTTTGGACTGACCAATCAGGGACTCATCAAGAGTATCGTATGGTCAGTCTCGATTCTCTCGTCCCGCGCAAAGAACGGAGATGCAGAAGCAAGAGAGATCATCGCGTCTATTGAGCCGATCATCAACGGAGCGCAGGACCGCCCGGTGTCTGCTCCGGCTGTTGCCATCGCCAGTAACAGCCAACCCGCTGAGGTGGCCTGAGGGCGGAGTGAGGGAATCTGGGAGAACGCTCACCTTCGGGTGGGCGTTTTTACATCCGGGGAATAAACTAATGGCGGAGACTCAAGAATGACCAATCAACAAGAACGAATGGCTTGGGAACTTCACAAGAACAACAGGATCAACAGCAGACCTGCGCCACCGGACATGAACCGAACCTGCTACGAAGTGTTTGATTCGTTCGATGAGTTCGTGGCCAACGGCAGCCCGTATCACCTTAACGGGTGCGGAGGTCTGCCACCGCAATTCGTGCAAACGGCATCTTCTTCTGTGCCGATGGTTGAGTACCATGAACAGGACAGGGGACAGGTAGGCGAATCCGTCACCATCAATCAGGATTCAGGCATCAGTCCTCAAACCGATGCAGCCCTGTGGTCACAGGCCACCGGAATCCCTTTTACTCCCTACTTCGGAACCATCGGCGCGGAACACATGAGGCTCCTGCGCGAGATGAATCAAGGATACAGGTGGTAATAAAGTGATTCGTCATTTCGGGTATGCCTGTCAGAACATGACATTGAGTGAGTTGGTCAAACCCAAGAGCAAGAGGGTTTTCACAGACCGCACTCTCAGGCTTGCCAATTTCAGCATCCGAAGAGTAGATGAACTGATCCTTCAAAATGTGAAGGACTTGCTCAAGATCGTCCATTGGAACAAGGATCACGGAATCCACTTCTTCCGGGTAGGCAGCAATGTGTTTCCATTCATGGATCACCCGGAACTGAAGTACGGAATTGACGATCTTGCACACGCATCAGACATCAAGGCAATCATCGCAAGGGCAGGAGAAGTGGCGCACTCAGCAGGGATGAGACTCAGTTCTCATCCGGGTCCGTACACCTGTCTTGCATCTACTGATGAAGCGATTGTCCAAAAGTCAATCGACTCTCTCAATATGCACTCGCTCATGGGCGATCTGCTCGGTCACGATGAGTTCGTCATCAACATCCATGTTGGTGGCTCATACGGTGGAGATTTCAATGGGACCGCAGACAGGTTCATCGCCAACTGGAACAAATTGTCTGATCGGGTAAAATCTCGCCTTACCATCGAAAACGATGACAAGAAGAATATGTGGACCGTTGACAAAATCAACGACCTCATCTGTAAAAGAATTAATCTGCCAATCGTGATGGACATTCATCATCACAGGCTCAACCCCGGAACTCTGTCCGTGGAGGATGCGCTTATGACTTCCTTGATTACTTGGAAGAGTGGAAGGGTTCCGAAGATTCATTATTCGGACCCGCGTGACGAAGAGTATCCTCAAGCCCACCATGACTTCGTTGATGGATGGAAAGACCTTCCCGATGTCGGAATGGAGTTCGACTGTATGCTTGAGGCGAAGCATAAAGAGTTGGCATTGCTCAGGTTACGCGAACGAATCTGAGAAACTTTCATCCGGTGAATAAAATAGTCCTGCCCGTGTGGGCGGGACTTGTCTTTTTCGGGACAGTCAGAACTTTCATCGAAGAAATAAACTAGCGTCACTAAGGAGAAATCACCATGTCACCCATTACTGCTGCAATCAACAAGTTCAACGGCGTTTTCGTTCCCCCGGTCAATGACACCTACTTCATCACCGCAGAGGTTGAGAGTCTTTTCAACCGACTGAACATCCTGTCTAAGAACAAGACACAGAAGGTTCTTCTGCAAGGCGCACATGGCGCAGGCAAGACTGAGATGGCAATGCAGTACGCAGCCCGTGCGAACAGACCCATGCTCATCATGGACTGCGCGAATCTCAAGGAGCCGCGTGATTGGTTCGGATACAAGACAATCGTGAACGGAGAGATTGTGTGGCACGAATCTCAGTTCGACCGTGCAATCAGCACGGGTGGTCATGTCATCCTGCTTGACGAAATCAACCGTGTTCATCCCTCTGTCCTCAACACTCTTATCCCGCTGCTTGACGGTCGTGGATTTACCTACCTTGAGGAAAAGGGAGACTGCATCCGTGTCGGCAACGAGACTGTGATCTTTGCTACCATGAACGAGGGCGCGGGTTACACGGGTACAAGCGCGACCGACATCGCTCTGCGCGACCGCTTCTCTCGCATCGTTGAGGTTCAGTATCTTGTGAAGGCAAAGGAGATCGAACTGCTCTGCAAGCGCACGGGCATCAGCAAGTCTGACGCTACTAAGTTGGTGGACATTGCCAATCAGATTCGCAAGAAGAGCATGGGTGTTGGATCGTCCTTCTCTATGGCTTTCTCAACCCGTCAGTTGATCGCTGTCGCGGAGGACTTCGTTATTGACGGCTCTGATTCACTTCAGTTCACCATGACCAATCTGTTCTCTGCCGAAGGTGGGACGAACAGCGAACGAGCCTCCGTGCTTCAGTTGATTCAAGGCAAGTTCGGCAGCGGCGAGGACGCCGCCAAGAGCAAGATCAAGGGCGAGTGAAAGTTACATCCGCTGAATAAAGTAGTCGCACAAGGAGACTTCCCATGAGCAAGAGAAACGACAAAGAAGGTCAATCCGAAAGCGGTTGGTGGTTTGACCGCTACGACTACGATTACCGTGATTACTCGTATAGCCGCGAGAGTGGTTCCCGTGGTTGGATGAGCAAACTCGGTGGCTACGATGACTGCGGCTATTCGGGATGGTACGGTTATCAAAAGGATGATCCGAAGCGGGTCTTTCAGAATCTACTCAATCAGTTGCAGAACAGCGCGAACATCATCGGTGATAACGATGATGGTGTCCTCAAGGTAAAGTGGTCGAATGGCGAGAATTGCAATGACACGACAGGTGTTGTCTACCTGTCTCCCGACAACCTCACCAACCAAGAAGGATGTGTCGAAGAAGAGACTGTTGATGCCATGACGGGCAAGGTCTACCTCGCATCAGCCATGCGCGATACGGTCGATGAAGATTCGTACCGTGCTGCTCAAGTTGCCCGTGATATGTCGGCAAAAAGCCATATTCATCGTGGTGCTGTGAAGATTTGGGAAGCAATCGAAACCTCCATCGCCCGTCACAAGGTGATTGGGGATTGGGTTGGGTTTGCTCCCTATATCTGCAAGGATTCGGAACGCTCCTCTGCGACAAAGGATGACATTCAGAAGTTCATTGATGCCTCTTCTGAAAATCCAAACATTGATGCTGCGGTATTGGCTATCTCTTGGAATCTCTTGAACCCAAGTGACCGCATCAGGATTCCCGACTGCTATGACTCCTGTGTTGATGCCGCAGCAGAAATCCTAAGCGAGGAGATCAAGTCGAAGGATCGTTTCCGTACCGCGTTCTCTCTGTCATCGAAGATCGCGTCTATGCTCCCTAGTCCTCCGAAGGAAGAGGACAGCAGCGAAAGTGGGGTCGATAGCAAGGATGACGATGATGGTTGCAACTGTGCGGAATGTCGCAAGAGGAGAGCAGAAGCAAAGAAGAAGGGAAGCAAGAGTAAGGATCATACCCCGAAGGTATTGGATAGTTCTCTTCTTGGTGATCGCGTGACAAACAATACCGATGAAAGTCTCGCCAATCAAGAGGGCGAGAGCGATGATGAATCCGATACCGACAAGAGAGTTGACATTCAGTTGGACGGCGATGATGATTTCTCAAGACAACATGAGTTCTTGATTGCGAAAGAGGGCAACAAGAGTCAGTTTGATTCCATACTGAAGAAGCACTCGTCTGCCATTCGTGCGATTCGCAACGGTCTTTCGTTCCGCAACAACTCCATGAAGATGCCCTCGTATGGTCATCGTTCAGGGGATATTGACGAGAACGCTCTGTTCAAGATCAAGATGAATGATGACAGGATCATGCTTCGCAGCGAAACCATCTCTGAAAAGAGCATCGCCGTGTGCCTTCTCGTTGACGAGAGTGGTTCAATGGGTGGCGACAGAGTTCGCAATGCGCGTGATGTCGCAATCACTCTTGCCTCTGCATTGGGTGGCGTTGGTGGGATTACCACTTCTGTTTATGGTCACACAGCAGAGGAGAATGTTTCGGGTTGTACCATCAGAGAGTATTTCACTCCTCGCAATCCGAATCTCTCATCCTGCATGGGAATGTTGGGTCGCATGGAAAACCACGATGGATTTGCGATTCAGCACACCGCCAATGCGTTTTACCGCGACTATGGAACCTATGATCGCAAGATCATGTTCGTCATCTCTGATGGTCAACCCGCAGGGAGTAACTATGGCGGATCGACAGCCCGTAAGCACATGAAGAAGGTTGCCGATGCCTGTCGCAGAAAACTTGGCGTGGAGGTCTACGGCATCGGCATTGACAAAGCATACGAGAACAGGCATGGCAATGAAATGTATGGTCAGGACAACTTCGTGGTCTTGGAAGATGTTTCCTCGTCACTCCCGATCATGTCTCGCTTCATCCGTCAGATTGCGATGTCAATGAAGAAGTGAAAAATACAAAAATCTTGGAAGGATAATTAACCGTATGTCGATAAACATAATCCACATCGGCAGACCCAACCTTACCGTAATTCAAATAATCGGTATAAATGGGAATCATGGTAGTCCCCCATCCTCACGGGTGGGGGATTTTACATCCGGGAAATAAAATAGTGGTGTCCGAATGCATCTGTCAGCCGTATCATAAAAAAAGAAAGGGGCGGGTCGAAACCCACCCCAATCTCCACAAGAATGAAATAACTAATCAAACCTTCTTGTTCCAAGGGAAAAACTTATTGACCCACGCCCAAAGGGGTGCGCCAATCAAGGCTCCTGCAACGAACACGACAACGCTGTAGAAAACCGTACCAAGCGTACTATTAAGAATCTCCTGCATAGTTACCTCCTTAAAAAAGATTAATGGTATTTCGACCAAATGGACAACTTTCCTCTTTATCTGCGTCAGTTGGAAAGGGTCATGGAATGGTGGATAAGTACCGTGCCAACTTGGATGCAGCCCAAGTGGTTTTGGGACTTTTATTACTATCTCATCGACTAAGACGAGTCAAAGTTGCATCAGATGAATAAAGTAACTTTGGATGACACCCATGAGCGAAGAAAAATCACAGTCCATTTCCCTGTGGCTCGTCAATGAGAACGCTTGGGAATACAATGACGAATATCACTATCCGACTGAGGGCTATCATACTTTTGGAATCTTTTCTGATTCTGAAGTCGCTCAGAAAGTCGTGAATGAAATTAACCTTCGCTATTGGAGCAAAGGAGTTGGAGACTTCATCAGCGTAGACCACGAAGAGGAGTTTAAGACTTTTTGCGAAAAGCGTTCCATCGTTTGCGATGAAGATAGCGGAAATACTTGGAATGACTTTATTGAAGGATCAGCGACAAACATGACGGAAACTGATATTTTATCTTTTCTGTCTAGGATTGGATTGTCATTTGCTCATGTTGGTCAGCAAGTAACTCAAGTTTGCTTGAGTGAAACGGAAATCAACGGAGGCTTCTGTGCTACGCTTGGGGGTGGCATGGAGAGCGTAGTTCGTGACGCTATGAAAGGTCGTCCCAAGTCTGATATCGTCAAAATCGGGAAGATTGCAGTTGGTGCTTGCAAGTGTGACGGATGCGGCTACATTAACCCTGCGGGGGTTGCTACTTGCCGCCTGTGTAATCGTGAAATCGAAAAAGAAGGATAACAAATGTCTATTGACAAGAACATCAACTCTCACTTTGACGGCATCAACAAGGATACTGCCGAAGTAATCAACGATGCGATCAACGCTCCCGCCCCTACCGCAATGTGCGGCATCATTGGTTTCGACAATCTTGAGTGGGGAGAGAAGGCAAAGGCTCTTGCTGATGCGGTCAGCAATGAAGATGACTTTGACTTATGTGATCTTATTGATGACATCAAGAAGGATTGCATCCATCAGATCAAGGGTCAGAAAGATGAAGGCGAACAGTTTGAGTTCGTTCAGGCAATCGTTTTTGACAAGTTCCTAGCGGTCATCAAGCCGATGCAGTTCCGTGACAGCGATGACAAGGACATTTTCATGGAGGCTGTCGGGGTCATCGTTGAGAAGATCAAGGAGGACTTCGATGCGAAGCCGATCTTCACTTTCTCATACGGAGAGGCGTGGACTTGTGCGCTTCGCAAGACTTTCGCCGTTCGTCTTGGCAAGGCTGCGGACAATAGAGATACAATCAATCGTCTTGTGAAGTCAACTGTTGATGAGTTTGGTGGCATTGGTGCTATCCCTGAGAACCATCCCGCGCTCAAGCGTTTCGACATTATGATGTTCCTGTCGCAGTTCAACACGCAAAAAGGGTACGCATCAATCATCAGCACAGTCCCTATGGATGATTCTGTCATAGACGAACTGCACGAAGGACATCTTGCGATCCCACGGGCGCACTTGGTTGAGTCTGATGACTACGGCAAGATTGAAGGTCGAATGGTGATCGACACAGGGGGCTACGAGAAGATCAAGTTCGACATTTCCAAGTTCGATGGCGAACACACGGATATGTAATGAGACTCAAGATCAGCGAAACATTGTTCAAGGATGTATGCAAGAGTTCTGTCCTCAAGGGACATGGCAGAGTCATTGACCTTGATAGGGTTCGCCAATCTAAGGCTCATGCCTTCCGCGCTCAAATAATTCAACTAAACAGGATCAAGACATCTTTCGGTGAGACAAACAGATGCTTGGTTATTTTCTATGTTGACAGAGCATCAAGCGTCAAAGAGTTCATAGACATTGATGATGAGTTGATGAAGGAGATTGTCGTTGAGCAAGACTCTGTTTGCTGACGGGTTTGAGGATTGCGTGATTGGTTATTTCCGCAGATGCGGGCAACCAACGGTCATAGCCTATGATGCAGATAAGTGCATTCAGAAGATGGTCGCCCGTGATGGAATGACCGAAGAAGAAGCAATTGAGTATTTTGAGTTCAATGTGACAGGTGCTTGGGTTGGCGAAGGCACTCCTGCCTTCGTCTACAAAGTTACATCCCGTGAACTAAATAATATGGCAAAGGAAGGTTTTCTATGAATAAGCAAAAGAAGAAGTGGAGCGTCATCAACAACAAAAAAATCAATGACAAGGAATCATTGATTGAAACGGAAATCGTTTTCTCCAACGATGATGCAACCGAGGTGGTGACATTCGGTTTCATTCCTTATAGTAAGCATCCCTTGTTCTCAGGTGGACTTATGTCTGTTCCCGACTTTGAAAACATGAGGACAACTGACAGACTTGATGCCCGTAGGACATTCGCTGCAACCTACCACAAGTTTGAGTTCACCACATACTGCACGAAGAACTCCAAGCGCGATAAGATGTATGATTGCGTCAACATCATCACGGAGAACGGAGTTTGGTGGGGCATGGTCAGCAACACCAAGAATACGAGCGGAGTCGATTCAAACGGACTCATCAGCGCATCGAACTTTATTCTTGAGGAAGTTGAGGACGAGGACAGCGACAATCCTTTTTGTGTGATCTATAGTGGTCCTCTTGTTCGTGCAAACGAAGATAAGGACATCAAAAGAATGAAGATTATCTCTGACGAGTTTGGTGGAGTTCACAACATTCCGCACGACCATCCTTTTTTCTTGACCCGTCAGAGGGTTGCTTCAATCGCCTTTTTCCGTTCGGGAGACAAGGGCAAGGCTGTGATTGCAAGTATCAAAAAGTCCGAACTGAGTAAATTTTGTTCTAACAAGCCCGATCTAGCATCTTCCGTATCGCCTTCTATTGCTCTTGAAAATACCGAGGAAGGAGATGAAAGTTGGATTTCGCATCCAGTATTGAGCATCAAGAGACTTGCTATGGTGAGTCGGTGATCTACATGGTCCCGATGTTCCAAACGCCAAAATCACAACAACTTCTTTGGTTGCGAAGAAAAATCGCCCTTCAGAGGCTTCGGGAAAGTGTCGAGAAAGAAGAAGGCACTATTCGGCTGAAGGAAATAATTAATGAAGAATCAGAACAGAGATAAACTGATTGAGCATTTCTTCTTCAAAGGCGGATATGTCACCGTTGCCTTAGACTATTACGGCAATCGGTATGTGAGGGTTTGTATCAACGAGGCAGAGGATGAAAGTCTCTGCCCTGAACCTGAGTTTAACATTGACGCTTGGAGATATGCTTGGCGTTCGGTTTCTGTTAGCGTCAACACTCTGATGAACAGCACCGATTGTATCCTTACCGATAAAACAAAATCGGCAATCGAACAGATCAGAGAAAGAACACTTAATCAGTTTGTTCGTTCTTGTTCTTGAATGTCACTCCATGTATATGGAGTAGATAGAGAGACAACCGGATATTCGGTTCTGCCCCACCGAAAGCGAGATACATCCTCTTCCAATTTTTCATCCGGGGAATAAGATAGAGGCATGGATACCTCCTCCGTTGACAATCCCAAAGCACATGAAGTGATTGGTCAAGACCTAGATTCTCGTCCGCGTGGCAGACCCGCTAAAGTCAGGTTTGAACCCGGAGAGATCGCTGAAGGCAAGATCATCACCGCAGAGATCATCTCCCGCGTTACGGGAGTTCCGACTGATTGCATCGGAACTGACCGCTGGAGCATCGCTCGTGTGAAGTGTCGTGGTTATATCAAGACGGCTTTCAAGAGAGATTTCGGTCACGCCTGTTTCGTCAAGAACAGCGGTTCGGGTCTTGTTCCTGTTCGTGCAGTCGATACGCTGCGCGAGAGCGACAGGCGTTACCGCGAATCCATGCGAGACATCCGAGATAACGCGAGGGTGTGCTTGGAGACTGCGGCTCATAGCAACTCCATCAATCAGGCTGACAGGTCTAGTCTTACGAGTCGTGGTGCAGCCCTTGCTGCTATCGCATCATCGGTTGAGGCCCGTGAACTGAGCAAAAGACTGTGGATGGGCAAACGCGCTTTTGAAAAGCGAGATATTGCATCGGGTGAATAAACTAAACCTGAAAGGAATAATGCCCAATGGACGAGCATGAAAACTGCAAATGTGCATACTGTAGTGCGCCTGACAAGGCGGCGGAATGGGAAGCAAAGGCACTCATGGAATATGGGTTCTTTATGCACTATGTTACGGACCATGACCCGCAGAGTCCGAGCGGATTCAATTGCCATACTCACGGTCTTGACCTGATCGGAGGATTTGATCTTCAGATCACCCTTCCACTCAAGCCTGAGATCGCTTCTTCTATTTTCCATGATCTTGCCGCAAGAACGAAAAGTGGTCGCAAGTTCTCCGATGGAGAGATTCTTGACGATGTTCTGTCAGGCGGATACAAGTGCAGGTTGGTCTTGGCAGAGGAATGTGAACGGCCTGTACTGAGGATCATTCTGCCCGACCCGAAGGGCAGAATTATGCCAAATGACATGGACAAGGCATACCGAGATGCACAGTATAAGGATATTTCATCCCGGGAATAAAATAATAGTGCCATGCACGCAACATATGCATTCCTGATCTCCGTGCCAAGTTGTTTCTCTCTTAAGGGAAAGGCAGAACACGCAGCAAAAGTCTTTGAAAACGACTATGCATCATCCAGTCACATGGATGAAAACAACTGGTACGAGATTTGCGGAATCATTTCTGAAGATGGCGAATCTTTCAACTTGCTTGATGGCAAGGAAGATTACAGGGGTCGTGATTCCATCATTTCAAAGTTCATCAAGTCTAGTCCCGAGGAGACTTGGAACGGGCTAATTGATTTCAGTCACGAAACTGTCAAAGGTGAACTTATTTGGAAATTAGGTCTTTACAAGAAGGATGGGACAGTAGGAAACCCTCCACCAATATGCAAGAAGGATTTGGCTGCTTATTTGGACGCACACATTGTTGAAACGATCCAGTCAAACAAAGTTTGGTGGATGGATGGTGTGGACATAGAGACAAAATCAAATGGAGATGAACAGGTAGCCATAATGCTTCAACAGGAGGTTTCAAATCACATCCACAGGACAAGACTTATAAGAGATTGTATTCTTTCTTCCCGGTTTGGGTTGTTCAGTCGTACAATGGCTACGCCATATGACTACCCTTGCTTCGACCTTCGTGATGCTGCCGAGACTGAAGAGACACAAGATGTTGTCCTTTTGGTGGACATTCACACCTAAATGTCGAAAACAGAAATGACTGATTGAGCAAAAGGCTCTGTCGTCTAGTCTGGCTCAGGACTCAGCCCTTTCAAGGCTGCTACACGGGTTCGAATCCCGTCAGAGTCACTCATAAAAACGCCCTCATAGCTCAGTTGGTAGAGCAACCGGCTTTTAACCGGTTGGTCGTAGGTTCGAACCCTACTGAGGGCATTTGGAGATGTGTAACACCGATGTCGGAGTCGGTGTTCCGAACAAGCGTCTAAGGGTACTCAGGCGAAGTACGGCAAGCCTTGAACTTGCACGGCTAACACCGAGTCTTAAATCTCTTGCATTTCCTCAAGTTTTACAAAGGATTTTTTCTTTTCATATAGAAATGCTTAGTTCTATGTGTTTGAAGGATTGTCATGTCAAGAAAGAACAGATCATACATTTTGGTAGTTCGCTGCACCGTAGACGCGGTGGAATCTGTGCTTTCTGCGGAAAAAAGGTGTCCTTTTATTAGCAATCAGGTGGATTCCCGATATGCTTCGTCGTGGGGAAGTCAATACGAAATTGTTTATTCATGCAAACTAAAAAAAGACGCCTTTGCAATCAAGAGATGGTGGCTTGAAAATGGGCAACTGGACAATCCTGAGTTTTCAATAAATCAGTCATGCTCCACATATTCTACAACCCGTCAAACGATTCTTTTAGGGTACTGAAATACGACTACGAAGTAAGGGACTTCATCAATCGCCCAATTTACTCAGGCGGTCAATGGAAATACATTCAACTAAGTCCCGATGACTGCATCGCAAAGTTGATGCAATTCGTCAGAGATGAAACACCGAGCGATGAGTACCGCTCTGACGAACTTATTTGACACAACAGGGTCAGTTTAGGTTGGTTGAGGCTTGTTTAGATAAGGTATGATTTTTCATCGGGTGAATAAACTAATGGCATGAGTCACCCTTACCATCACGCTCTGTCAAGTGTCAAGCGTTTCGGAGGCACTTGGAGCGATTACATTGAGATTCACGAATGGTTCGATCAGACGAAGGCTCTTATCCCTGATGTTCGTCATCGGGCAATCCTTCATTCGTCTTTCGGAATCTTCCTGTGCCAACAGGTTTTCGGTGAGGTTCTTGTGCGGGATTCTGACGGAAAGCCCGTGCCTGTCCGTACCATTGCGGAGCAACACATTATTGAGGACATGGGATTTATCCCTACTCCTCAAGATTGGTTTGCGGGTATGCAGCCCGAGAAGTGGATGGCAAGAGGAGCAAAGCCTCTTTCCGCTGAAACAGAACAAGTTTTGGCTGACTAGACAATCTTAAGTTCCCGTGGCTCAGTTGGATAGAGCAGCCGCCTTCTAAGCGGCAGGTCGCTGGTTCGAGTCCAGCCGGGAACGCTTCTACGATACCCGGTTCATAGCCGGGTATTTTAACTAATCCGGGGAATCTGCATTATTTTGCTTGCCTATTTGGTCTATTGGGCTATAGTTCCACCTCTGAAGAGATGATTCAAGGTGCATAGACTACATAGGTGAAAGTTGCATCCCGAGAATAGACTAATGGGGTAATAGTGCCGCACCGAGTGGCACAACAAGTTGAGCATTCGCACAAGGATACAAATAATGCCTGTTGCAAGTCCTATTGATACCGGAACACGCACCTTGACTTTCATCATCAAGGGAATCGCACCGTTGATGATGCACAACGGTCTGTTGGCTTCGCCCTTCTATTCGTATACCAAGCGTCTGAAGGAGATCACCAAGAAGCGCGGCAAGACCGAAGAGGATCATATTGAGGTGGCTAAGATTGAGTGGGAAGGCGGTCTTTACATGAGTAGCCGCGATGCGGATACTGGTCTTTGGTCTGAGGACTCGCATCCCATCATTCCCGCTGAGTGTCTTTACGCGACCCTTCTCGCGGGAGCAAAGGCTTTCAAAGGCGGGATGTCTTTCAAGGCAGGAGTGTTCATTACTCAATCGGCTCGTCTGCGCTACAAGGGAGACAACAAGATCAAGACTCTTGCTGACCTTCGTGGCAAAGATATTTTCATCGACTCCCGCCTCGTTGATGTAAACGGCAGCAAGGTGACGCGAACCCGCCCGATCTTCCACGATTGGTCGTGCGAGTTCAATGTTGAGTATGATCCGTCCGTTGTTGATGAAGCAGACCTTATCCGTTGGGTTCAAACGGGCGGTAGGCTCAAGGGTCTTTGCGAACTGCGTCCAACGATGGGTCGGTTCACCATTGAGTCTTACAAGTAATGCTCTCCTCTCTCCGCAGAAATGCGTAGAGAGGCTTTCTTATGGTCTGCTTTGGCAGGATACGGTTCGTTGCGCTCAGGAGTGGTCTGCTTCTCGCCTTCTACCGGGGAAACCCGGTTTGGAGGCTTTCTTTAGGTCGGATGCCCTCAGATTGGGCTAGTTTAGGTAGGGTGTGATGCGATGTGTTCCGCTTCTCGCCTTCTACCGGGGAAACCCGGTTTGGAGGCTTTCTTTAGTCTTGTTGGGGCATGATACGGTCAGGTTCGGTAAGGTCAGAAGAGGTATGCTTCTCGCCTTCTACCGGGGAAACCCGGTTTGAAGGCTTTCGTGGGTACGGCAAAGTTGCATCCGTTGAATAAAGTAGTCTTGCCCAAGTGGGCAATCTCAATCATCTAGGAGCAGAACAACAATGGCACATGGAATTAAGAATCGTGATCGCGTCCTCATCGTTGGTGACCGTGGTTGGCACGGGTTGGGTCAGCAGATGGATTCGATCAGCATGACCGATCTCAAGGAGCAGTTCCCATACTCCTACGAGAAGGTTCCGATGTTCACCGCCGATGGCGTGGAAGTTGAAGGCTTCAAGGCTGTCATCACTACCGATGACAAGCAGAGCAACGGTGTCGTGGGTGACACCTACGAGATCATCAACCTTGACGAGATGTTTGGTCTTGCTAACGATCTTGTTGTTGCTCACGGGACGGGTCGTGTTGTCAGCGCAGGAAGCCTTCACAACCGCGAGGACTTTTTCGTTGATCTCGGCATCGACCGCGAGTTCCGCAGCGGTGAGGATGTCAACAAGCCATTCATCGGTATCACCAACAACTTCTGTGGTATGCGCCACTTCGTTGCGGGAGCGCACATGAACAGGATCGTCTGCGCCAATACTCTGAATCTCATGCTCCGCGAAGTCAAGGGTTCTCCTCGCGCCATCAAGATTCGTCACACTAAGGGTGCATGGAACCGACTCGCTGAGGCGAAGCGCATTCTCGGCATCACCCTTGCCGCGTTCGACAAGGCTGATGAGGAGATGCACCAAATGATCTCCAAGAAGATGACCGATGCAGAGATCGCTTCGTACTATGATGCCATCATGCCGATGACCAACATCCCGCCTCGCCGTGCAGACGAGAACGAGGAGCAGTATGAAGCCCGTGTTGAAACCATCGAACGCGCAAACCGCAAGGCTTCCCGTGTCCGTGCAGAGTGGAGCATGACGCTTGACAACGAGCGCGGCGTTCTTGGTCAGGAGCCGAACCTTTGGCTTGCGATGAACTCCGTGACCAAGTGGGTTCAGCATGAGAATCAGGTGAAGAACGAATCGACCAATCCCCTGATCCGTGGTTGGAGCAACCGTTTTGCAACGGGCTTCAAGATGACAAACGAAGCCCATGACGCAGCATTGTCTGTGCTTGGGTAAACCGAACTAAGGTTAGGTATGGCGAGTCTAGGTATGCCCTGCCATTGTATGGTCTGTCAAGTTCAGTCCCCTTCACCGGAGAAATCCGGTGGAGGGGTTTTGCCGATAAACATAATGACTGCCTTGTGGTGAAACGGTATCACGGGAGACTTTGGATCTCCTTTTCTTGGTTCAAATCCAAGCAGGGCAAATCTTTCATCCTGGAAATAAACTAATCGGACAAGGAGAACCGGATGCAGAACCCCGTTACCATCACCGAAAACTGCCGAATCACCGGAGAGGCTTACTCAGTCACGGTGGATTCAGGCGACCTTGAGCGTTACAAGAACGGCGAGGGTCTGATTCAGAACATCTTCCACTACCTTAACGCAGGGGATCGTGAGTTCATCAAGACAGGCATCTCGCCCAAGGGTTGGGAAATCATGTTTGCAAACGAAGAAGAGGACTAACAATGTCATTTGAACTACGCGCACGGATTATGATTGGAAGAGGGTACAAGTTTGCCCTCGCTCAGATTTCTGAGGACGGTGTTAATGAGTTCATCCCTGCATTTGCAAACCGTGGTGCTTTTCTTGTTCCCATATGGATCAAGTCTCAGGATGCCCACAATGTTGTCGCGGTTCTTGGTAGTGAACCAACAGACGATCAGAAGGAAGTGACCATCCCGCGTGGCTACATCCTCAGCATCGCAATGATGCCAAGTATGTAAGTGCCATCTCAATAATTGGCAATCTTTCATCGGGCAAATAAACTAATAGGACAAGGAGAACCGGATGCAGAACCCCTTTGACAACGAACCTGAGTGTTCCTGTGACGGCTGTGACGGCAAGTTTCCCGAATCATTGATGCGTCCTGCCACCTACCGTTATGTGGACGAATCTTGGGAGACTTTCCACTTCTGCCCGTCATGCATCGCTAGAGATAGAAAACTGGATGAAGAAGCGTACCTCCGGTCACCGCACCTGTGGTGATCGACAAATGAACTAACTGTGCAAAATGAGCAAGAAAGACGATTCTTCAAGAAAATCAAAGAGCCTTGGGGAACTGATTGACCGTTGTCCAAGATGCGGTCGTACAATCACTTGGTTCAACGACATTCCGCTCAGGGGTTTCTGTTGGGGAACGCCCGATAACGAACACGAAGAGTATTCCGTGATTGTCTGTCAGAAGAAGATCGAAGATTTTTCATCGCGGAAATAAAGTAGTTGCACAGGAAACAAGCAATGAGCGATGCATTTTCTAAAGAAATAAACTCCCATGTCTCCTCCATGAAGCAGGACATGAAAGATGTGGTTGACAAAGAACTTAAGTCTCTTGTCCTCTCCCTTGTTTCCGAGGGAATCGTCAATGCCAATTTTGACGACAAGGGCTATCTGAACGACATTTCGTTTACGGAAGGAGGCAAGGCTTTCATGGAAGTCTTGGCTTTCAATCTATCGCACCGAATCGAAAAGATTATTGAGAGCGATGGCATCAAGGAAAAGGAAAAGCAGGAACTTAAATCAGTCCTGAAGCACATGAAAAACTTGCCGCTCCCGTGATGGAGCCGTATAGTTTGGAAAGCCCTCGTAGTTCAGTTGGATAGAGCGACGGTTTCCTAAACCGTAGGTCACAGGTTCGAACCCTGTCGGGGGCGTTTCAAAGTTTCATCACAGGAATAAACTAGAAATATGAACACGAATTACGAAGATTTCCTCAGTCTCAGCGAAGTGACCGCTGCCGTTGCGCTTGCAGAAGGCGACAATACAACGGGAATGGAACTCATCCTGCTGAATGACGATGACGGCAATCTGACGGGAGCAGTTGCAGTCCATACGGACGGTACGCTTGTCGGTCTTGATACTTCCGACATTATGACTGCCGTAGGATATCACAAGAACAAGGATGCTTTCACAAATGACGGCGAAGGAGCCGTCACGGTGCGCCTTGAGGACGGATTCGTAACGGGGATTGATGTCGTTTTGAGAACCCACGAGTCTTGAGTTCATCTCACGGGTCGCACTCTCGTTATAAGTGCAAACACTACGACCATCTGTAGCCTAAATGCTCAGGTGGTCATTTTACATCCGGCAAACAGGATAATAGTATGAAGAAGCAAAGACAGAGCGAAATACGCAGGGCTTTGAGTCCAAACTCAGAATCCATCATGGCTTCATTTTGGTTTCTATGCGGATTCTTTGTGTTACTTTACATTTTCATAAAGACACCAATACTAAATGTCATTTCACAGTATGTTCTTCATCCTATCAGGGATGCCCTGATGCCGGGGCCGCCGCCATGAGAACGAGCACGAAAGTTTCATCCGTTGAATAAACTAATCGTACAAGGAGAGCATAAATGCCAAACTGGACTGGAAATCTTCTCAAGGTCAAGGGTAAGAAGGCCGACCGCGATCTGTTTGCATCCGAACTCAAGGCTTTCATCCGCAGCAAGTTCAAGCCTCTAATCAACAAGTGGGCGGAGGAAAACCCAGACGAGTGCCGCAACAAGTACGAGAAGCGAATCGTTCCGGTGTTCGACTTCAACTTCGTGATCCCAATGCCCGAGGAACTGGAAGGCACTACTTCTCCCCGTCCGATGACGCGAGAGCAAATCATTCATTTGGCGAAGGAGAATGAATGGCCGGAGGACACTCTGAAGTGGCGGCTTGAAAACGCTCTTACTGAAGATGATGCAAAGCGTCTTGATGAACTTAAGAGCCGCTATGGTTTCGATAACTGGTACGAATGGTGCTGTGCCCATTGGGGGACTAAGTGGAATGCCTGTAACTCTGAAGGTAACAGCCCCCAAGAAACAGCGACCATGACTATCTACAGTTTCGATACCGCTTGGTCACCGCCTGTCCCTGTCATTCACGCACTTGCCGCTGCCTACCCCAAACTGACTTTCCGCCTTGACTTTACCCTTGAGGGTGAGTCAGGAAAGTGGAACATTATTGGCGATTCCAAGCAATACGCAGGGTGCATCAAGGCACTTGCGAAACGCCAAGTGGAGTTGGAACAGACGATCTGTGCAATGTTCCGTGAAGGCACTATCGAAAGCAAATAATCTGCCGATAGAGGAGATATGGCTAACTTTCTCCGTTCCATCTTTGCTGCGCTAAAGGAGCCATTTCCGGCTGCGATATGCAACTGTATCCTTGATGCCTATGTCCATCCACGCGACATTCCTGTCGTGATCCAATACATGAAGGACTTTACTTATCAAGATATAAGTCTTTCTTTCGGAAACACGGACAGTCCAGATAGGACTCACATTGAGGTGAAATTCAGGGATTCGGAGTGGACTCCCAACGAGATCGTTGATTCTTTCTTTATTTATCAGGACGATCTTCAAAGACTCATCCCCAATGGGGAATTCGTTTTCTCCATCCAAGATCACCATGTTGTTCCGTCATTTAGGAACATCATAAGGGAGAAGTACCGCACCTTCTTGTCGCGGTGGACTAGACACCGGATGAAGGTAAGCAAGCGTTGGAGGTCAGGAGATGTCGAAGTTACATCATGTAAATAAACTAATTGGACAAGGAGAACACCCATGACATTCATTCCCGCCAACTTTGATGCCATGCTGACCGATCCCGGCAAAACCGTTGCGAAAGACCCATGCTTCCGTTCATGCCGAAACATGGGTTTTCAGATGACCTTCTCCAACGGATGGATGATCTCCGTACAGTTTGGAGCGTTCAACTACTGCTCCAACCGCGACTTGAACGCAGACTCAACCATGTTTCTTGATGGGCCGAAGGGGACTCTGGAGTGCGCCAACGCCGAGGTTGCCGTCTTCAACCCTGACGGCGATTTTGTTCGCCCCGATGGTTTTGACTTTAGTGAAGATGTGAAGGGTTTTGTTAACCCTGACGAGGTTTCTCTTTTGGTTAGGTGGGTTTCTAGCCGATAAAGGGTTCCTACAGAAAGGAACTCCTATGGGCAAGATCAAATCATTTACATTAAATATAGAACCGGAAATCGTCAGTCAGACCTACCCTGAACTTACCGAAGCACAGGTCGCCGCCGTCATGGAAGAACTGATTCAGTACGAAACTGACATCTTTGACTTCATATTCGAGAAAATTGAAGAGATTGTTGAGGATACAACCGATGGCGACGAAGAGGCGGATGATGATGACGAAGATGACGAAGATGACGACGACAATGACGAACCGTGGATGGATGAGGACGAAGACGAAGACGAAGACGAAGACGAAGACTTCTGAAAGTTTCATCCGCTGAATAAACTAATCGGACAAGGAGAACCCATGACGAAGAAGATGACCGTGCACGAATCGTTGGCTTGCAACAATTGCCTCATCGCAATTACGATGCTCGACCTGTCGCTGAACGATGTCTACGGTGGTGGTGGTGCGAAGTCGATGATCCGCGAACTCGCCCCTGAGTTTTGCGGGAGCCACTACAACTCCGAACACATCACCGACCGTTGGGATGATATCAAAGAGATTCTGATGAATCTTGACATTCCTGACGATCATCAGTCGAATCTCGCAGGGATGGCTGCGGAGGAGTCCATTCAGACTCTCCTGCTTGTCCGCGCTGTCGGTTAAGACTTTGGGTTCTCCTCCCCATTAGACGGGTAGGTTCTTCTTCGGAAGTTCCTACCCGTCAACTTTACATCCGGGGAATAAACTAACTGTACAAGGAGAACCCGATGAACTTCAGGTACAACGATGGAGGACGAGCCGCTGCCGGATACAAGGGACACACCGGAGACTGCGTGACTCGTTCGATTGCGATTATCACCGGGCTTCCGTATCAGGAGGTCTACGATGTCCTGTCGAACGGATGCCGCACTCAGCGCATCACCCGTGGAGGTCGCTACAAGTCATCTGCCAGTAACGGAGTGAACACCAAGCGCAAGTGGTTCCGCGATTACATGGAGGCACTTGGCTTCCAGTATGTCGCAACGATGGGAATTGGCAGCGGGTGCAAGACCCATTTGCGTTCGGATGAACTGCCGAAGGGCCGTCTTATTGTGCAGGTCAGCAAGCATTACACCGCCGTGATTGACGGAGTAATCAACGATACCTTTGACCCGTCCCGTGACGGCACTCGTTGCGTCTACGGTTACTGGATTCACAAACCCCTGTCCAAGATCACTGCCTGATACCTCTCACACTGGAGAACCTGACCATGCAAATCAAGATCACAATCAACCTCGCATGCAACAACGCCGCATTCGCCCCGGACGATGCTAGAGGATCGAGCGTTGCGGCATACGAGGAGGTCATGCGCATCATCAACGACGGCACGATGCCTTGGGTCATCGAAACGGCACTTGAGACGGCGACCGATACCGTCACCTCGCACATCGGGCGCATCCTGAAGGATGTGAACGGCAACACAGTCGGGCGCATCGATGCGGAGGTGCAGTCGGCGCGGATGCACCACGCGGCGGAGATCCCAGCACCGTGCAGGAACGACTCGACACCAACAACGAAGACCGCGATCAGTGGATGGACCGATTCCGATCTGACGATTGTGCTAGAAGCCGCCTATCAGGCTCTGTCCGACAGTCGCACTGGAGCGTCCATTGCAGAGCGCATGGACATCAGTGACGATGAACTCGATGCGACCATCTTGCGCCTCCGCGCAGTGCTGTGGACTGACTGACCGATGTACGCCTAGCCGCCGCGTGAAAGAAAGTTTCATCCAATGAATAAACTAATCGGACAAGGAGAACACCCATGACATTCATTCCCGCCAACTTTGATGCCGACCAGTACGAACTGTATACCCCCGACAACGGAGACCGGAGTCAGTCAGAGGATGCGGCAGCGAAGATCAATAACATCATCAACTGTCAACTTCAGAACAACATCACGAATTGTCGCACCGCTGCGGTTGGTGCTGCCACGAAGATGCTCCGTGAGGTTGAGCGTCAGATCATCGCACTTGGATATGAAAAGAAGTTTGGTGCGCTAGACACCGAGCCTCGCTACATCATCCGCCTTGCAATCGCCCGTAACATCCGCAAGTGGGCGGATATGGAAGAATACGAGTTCAACACGGACTCATTCTGAAACTTTCATCGGGCAAATAAACTAACTAGGCAATGTTTCATCCTTCCCAACAGCACCGCAGAGGGACTCCCGTGATTCAACTCCATGAAACTGTAATGGGTCAAAGGCTGATTCTTCGTGACATTCCGACTTTGGTTGACCAACTGGCTCTCCTCAACCGTAACCTTGAGGCGTTGACAATTCAACTTTCCTCACTCCGTGCAGAACAGAAGCCTAACACCGAGGCTGAAGTTTCATCGGAGAAAATGAAATAATCAAACAAAGGAATCCAATGCACGAAGAACTCATGACACTTGACCAGTATATCGAAGCCCTCAACGCCATGAAAAAGACGCATGGTGGGGACAGCCTGATCTTCGTCTTTGATCGCTCGTTCAGCGATCTTGCTACTCAGGTTAAGAAGATGGGCAAGCGAGAGTTTGACCGTGAAATGTCGGACGATGATGTGGACAGCATCATCTTCTCCATCAACCCGAGTCCTGTTCACGATGCCATCAACGGCGCGATTGAGAGTGCCTTTGATTCGTATGTGAAGTAAACTTTCATCGCAGGAATAAACTAACTGCGGACTCGTCTGAGCGAGTATAAACAGGGTATTAGGCTCAGAGCGGCAGGGAAACCTGCTTTACCGCCTCCCACGCCATGCAGAAAGTCCGGACTTTCAGCACCGCGTTCCAACTGTGGTGAATGCGCAGCCGCAGGGGAGAAAGAGCGTCGGCATCCTTCCCTCGCTCAAGGTGTTAAAAAGGGTGCGAACGGAACCCACCGCAGCCCCACTAGACCCAAAGAGGAGAAATTCTCGCGGGAAAGGTGGGGCTGTGCGTTGGCAAACTTACATCAGTCGAATAAACTAATTTCAGCAAGGAGGCTAAAATGCTTGTAATCACCCGTAGAGAAGGCGAAGAGATCGTGATAGGTGAGCCACGCGCACCGCTTGGGATCATCCGTATTGTAGCCATCAAGGGAAGCCAAGTTAAAGTGGCACTTGAGTTCCCGAAGGAAGTCCCGGTGAACCGCCGCGAGATTGCGGAAGAGATCATCAGCGAAGAGGAGTGATCGAATGAAAACCTTTCATGTGTGTTGGAAACTGAAGACGAGCGTGGTCACCGTGGAGGTGATTACGATGACGGGACGCGAAGACAGCATGGTGGAAAAGACCGCCATGCACAATCTCAAGCGCGACGGGGTCTTCATTGACAAAACTCGTCTTGAAAAACCGACCATCACTCTTGTCTACAGCGGGGAGTCAACAGCCAAAACTTTCATCGGGCAAATAAACTAACCCGACAAGGACAGATATGCTTAGCATCACCCGTTCAGAAGGCCAAGAAGTTGTGGTCGGAAATCCTGCCGCACCGCTTGGAATTATTCGGATTGAAAAGATCAAGAGCGGGAAGGTAAGGATAACCTTTGACTTCCCAAGAGAGATGCCTGTGCATCGCGCTGAGGTTGCAGCCGAAATCTTGCGTGATCGGGAGGCTCAAGACAAGGAGTTCATGAAGAGGACTTTCGGGGAGTGAAACTTTCATCGGGCAAATAAACTAACTGCACAAGGAGAACCCAATGCGACTTGTGATTGACGCAGAAACAAACGCAATCGACTTCAATGCTTGGAACAAGGGAGACAGTTCTTCGCTCAAGAAGATTCATTGCCTTTGCGCGATTGACGCAGACACCGGAGAGGAATACTCTTACGAAAGCGACACGCTGAACATAGGTCTGATCCATGTTTACTCTGCTGATATGCTGATCGGACACAACCTTGCGTTTGATATCCGTGCAATGGAGGTGTGGAGTGGAACACCGCTTCCCTCCCGGATCAAGAAGAACTGCACTTACAAGTCCGTTAAGAAGATGTTTCCCCACGGCTTCCGCGAACACCGCATCACCAACCCTGATCGCAAGGGGTCGAACTCGCTTGAGGCTTGGGGATACCGCTTGGGAGTCCACAAGGAAAAGCCTCCGATTGATTGGAGCAAGCCGGATCCGTTGATGCTTGGTTACTGCTTGCAAGACTGCCGTGTGACGCTTGCGCTGCATCGCCTCATCGAACGCCGCAAGAGATGGGGAATGCTTTCCCCGCTCATTGAAACTTTCATCGGGTAAATAAACTAACTGGACAAGGAGAGTCTCATGTGCAAGTCAAAGACTGACATCAGCCCGAAGGTCGCAGAGAACCTCATCAGCGAGATCAACCGTCTGAAGGCGAAACTGGACATCGCACCGCGTGTCGCCGTGAAGGGAAACCCGGACTCGCAGATGGTTGAGGTTTCTCGTACCGGATTCGAGGACGCGCTTGACTGGATGGCGTTTATCATCCACCGTGCCTCTGAAACACCGGAGCAGCGCGAAGCCCGTGAGGAACTGGACGAACAGAACAGCGTCTACAATCGCGGACTGGGAATCTGAGCCATCCTGTGTGGCGGGGTGCGGCAGTCCGAGCGGGCTGTCCACCCCGTCACCTTACGAACTTGCATCGGGGAAATAAACTAACTGGACAAGGAGAACCCAGCCATGATCGTCCACTTCGTCAAGTCCAACCCCGAATACCCGAACATGATCGTCTTCGTCTACGAGGACACCATCAGCCTCTGCAAGGGCAGCACTGGCAACGCCATCGTGACCGCTTGGGCTAAGGCTGACCGCTCCGTCCCGAACGAGGACGAGGTTCACGACATCATCAGCGACTTCATTGAGCGTTGGCAGGACGAATACAGCCCGAGCGAGTGGAGCAAGTTCGCACCCGCCACCTGACGAGGATCAACCAATGAACACGACTCCGCTCCGCGTCTCGTTCACCTGCCCCTGCTGCAACAGCGGGGGCTTCTTCAGTCCTGAGTTGAAGTCTTTCGACCAAATCGCGGGTTCCACCACCGATTGTGGGAACTGCGATGCCCTCCTCATCGTGACCCTGGACGGGACTGTCGCACCGTTCCATGAGTGGGTTAACACGGGAGATTACCGTTGGCCGAAGGACGGCAAGGGGACGAGTTTCATTACCGTCTGAAACTTTCATCGGGCAAATAAACTAATCCGACAAGGAGAACCGAATGACTTACAAGAAGGAAGGCTACATCTCGGTCGATAGCGGTCAGATCATGATCATCGACCCGTGCTACATCAAGAAGGACTTTGAGAGCGAAAGCACCGACAAGGCGGGTCTGAACTACGCAGGTGCTTGCGCTGTCACCCTGTCGGAGAACCTCTGCGGTGAGTTCGGTGGCCTTGCGTTTGCCTCCTCCACCTATTCAGGTGACGGGGAATACCCTGTCTATGTCAAGCGTGACCGCTACGGCAAGATTCTCTCCGTCAAGATCAAGTTTGCCTAATGGGTGCATCATGGGGCGTGGCAGGGATTCTCTGACGAGATCCTGTGGCGGGTAGCCAACGGGTGCGTTCCTGACCACGCCCCTCCAATCTTTCATCGGGCAAATAAACTAATCGGGCAAAGAGAACCCATGAACACCCGAATCACCATCAAGGACTTGGATCGCGCTGTGATCGAACTGAACTCGCTCCTCGGCTACACGATGGGGCAGGAAGGATCGTTCTGCTTGCAGGGATCCTACGGCGGATGGCAACTTCAGCGCAAGTGTGGCATCGGAAACGAGGCCGTCACGAACGGATACATTCCGAAGCGCAAACTGTTTGACCGCATCACCGACATTCGACGGGGCGTACAGATCACCAAGAAGGTGCTGAATCTCAACGCCTACTACACGAACTAGCAACAATCTTTCATCGGGGAAATAAACTAATCCGACAAGGAGAACCCATGTCGAACCAAGCAATGTACCGCGAAGGCGCACCCTGCCCGTGGGGAAAGATTCTTGACACTCAGAAAGTGGCTGACGGAATCCACTTCCTCAGCACCGCAGGACACGGAGGCTACCTTCTGTCCCGTGAGCGTTTCAATCAGATGCCCGAGCACCTACGCAACCTTTCGTTCACCTCCGATCAATACTTTGAGGAAGATGTTTCGTGGTGTGCCGTTCCAATCGCCTTCCCTGAGGCGTTCAGCAAGGGAACCGTTGCAGCCGCCCAAGACTGCTACGACTCATGGCTTCACAACAATCTTTCATCGGGCAAATAAACTAATCCGACAAGGAGAACCCAATGAACCGGAACCTCAAGTACCTGACCGTTGCCCTGACTGGTGGAGCAGTCTCGTTTGCCGTGGCAATCGCATTGGACAGATCCATGCCCAAGGCATTGACCTTCATCGCTACTGGTGTGGCAGCATCGCTCGTCTCCCACATCGTGCTGTCGCTCATGGTCGCACGGAAGGTCAACCGTGTGAGCAAGACGAGCAAGAAGTTCGGTGACTTCCACCACGATCTCAACCACCTCAAGTATCCGGTTTACAACCGCAGCAAGGTGATTGAGAAGGAATCACCTGCCGCACCGAAGGGCAAGACCAAGCCGAAGCGGAAGAACCCGCCAAAGGGAAAGAAGCCAAACCCGCCCACCGATGCGGTCAATGACGCTTCAAGCCTCAACACCGACTGAAACTTGCATCAGGGAAATAAACTAACTGCACAAGGAGAACCCACCAATGAGCAGCACCAAGACGATGATCCTGATCAAGGTCGATGGAACCGTGAGCGAAATCCCTAACACCGGATACGAAAGCATCGTGGCCGCAATCGGCGGCGGTTACATTGAGGCAGTCCCGATGGGCGATGGTCACGCAGCCTACATCGACGAGGAGGGCAAGTTGAAGAACCTCCCCATCAATCCGGTCGCAACCTTCCTGTGGTACAAGCGTCTGCGACCAATGGGAGACTTCCTGTGCGGAGACTGCGTGGTTGTCCGCAGCGTCAACGACGAGGGCGAACTGGACGGCGAGGACTACACTCCCTGCCCCGAAATCCGCAAGACCGCAGATCAGATCACCGCGATGGACGACCTTGCACGGTGTCACTTCGTCACCCCCTGACACATTGGGTTCCGCGTGTGGGGCAGGGCAGGCAGCGTCTCGCCTCCCTGCCCCACCGCGTTTCTTGCATCCGGAGAATAAACTAATCGGGCAAGGAGAACCCACCACATGACCACCAAGCCACCCACCGGACACCGACCCGGAAAGTTCGTACACGACGCCTTCCGAGCAGGCATCCGACTCCGCGCCAAGACTTGGGGCAAGCGGAACACCGACCCCCGCACCGAACGCAGACGCGCCAAGAGCGAACTGCGGCGGGAAGTTGCATCAGGGAAATAAACTAATCAGGCAAGGGAATAGTTCCCCTGCAAGGAGAACCCAACCGTGAAGCAGATCAGCAGCGTCAGCAAGGATACCGCCACCGCACTCCGCGATGCCGTCAAGACCCACTTCGACATCACCCCCGGAAGCGCGATGAGCGGCGAGATCACCTTCGCCATCACCTTCGACATGAAGCGCGGCGAACCGTACACCAAGACCGTCCCCCAAGCCGCTTGCCCGTGGACGCTACTCTCTGTGGCACTCCACCTCGCAGGATTCGGTCGCGGTCGCATCACCGAGATCGTCAGTACCGTGCAGCAGATGACCGATGAGCAGCGCAAGGAGTACCGCGACTCCATGAGCGAATCCGTCAAGGAAGTCATGGAAGGGATCGGCGCAACCACCGTCCGCACCGTGCCAGGAACGCAGACCTTCAACACCTTCACCGTGCAGGTCACCTAAACGGGTGAACCCACGGTCAGGATGAACCAAGCAGGGCGTGGTGAGCCGTACACCGCGCCCTGTACCATTGTTGCATCGGGGAAACAAACTAACTAGACAAGAGGAACCCACCCATGCCCACCACTACCTACACCGCCGAAACCGTCCGCACCAAACTGATGACCGATGACGCTTGGCTCATTCGTGGCTTGCTTGCCATCTTCGCCCTACAGACCGAGGACGAACGCGCCGCAGGCAGCACAACCCATCACAACGGCGTAGGCTTCAACGGAGTGGATGCTTCGTTCTGCACCTCCCTTGTCGAGCAGTTCAAGGGGCGTGGCTCCCTGTCCCCCAAGCAGATCGCATCCCTCCGCAAGATCATGCCCAAGTACGCCGCGCAGTTGGCAGCCGTCGCCAACGCGAAGGCAGCCGCAGCCGCAGCCACAGCAGACGCAGACGCAGCCCGTGCAGCCGCAGCCGAAGCCGCTCACGAAGCCCGTCTGCAAGCCGAGTACGGCGAACCCTAGTAAGTCGAACCGGGCAGAGCAGCACGCCGCTACACTAGACCCTGCACAGACGGACTCAGCCACAGACCAACCGGAATCCGTGGGGTAACAAGTTGCATCCCGCGAATAGACTAACTGTGCAACCGAACCACGAAAAAACCACGGACAAACCAGCGTCAAACTGAGCCGACCGGAAAGTGCCTTGGCGGCTACCCCCTACCGTACCCCCCTATTACTTGGGGTAAAATCCCTCTGAGGGGATACCTTAGTGGGAAAATGGTAGTTTTTTAATTTTGGGTGGAAGGGATACCTTAGTGGGAGGTGGTATAGGTATAATATTATGAACTGGTTGAAATTTGCAAGGGACGAGCGAGATAATTTTTCGGGAAAGAAACCCAGGGTGCTTTCGGGAAAGAAACCCAGGGTGCTTATGGTGTCTCTTCCGGACATGTGGGGCATTACGGACGAAGATCTGAAGCCTTTGCGTGAGATTGCCCAGGTGGATTGGGTTCAGACGAAGCACATTACGGAGCGTGAGCTTGGTAAGCGTTGCGAGGGCTACGACTATCTGATGTTGAACATGGATCCGATGCCTTTTCCGGACCCGAACAAGTTGGACAAGCTTACGGAGGTATTTTATAAATTTCCGGGTGTTCGGGGTTTGAAGGGGATTAATGTTGACATGACTGACGCGGACTTCTTTAGTCCTGGTATTGCGAAGCGGCTTGGTATTGTGCTTCAGGATTCTCCTGACACTACGACAGAAAGTGTTGCTGAATCAGCACTTACGGAGATACTTTTGCATGCCAGGAACCGTCATCTTGCGTATGTTGACGTGGTGAAGGATCGTGACGTGGAGTGCAGGAAGTCTCTTGACCTGAAGGGCAAGGTTGCAGGGGTGATAGGTAAGGGACACATAGGTTCACGCGTGGGTTCATTCCTTGAGGCTTTGGGGATGCGTGTTATGTACAACGATGTGGATCCGAAGCGTGGCGGCGGGGATTCTCTGGAGGACATATTCAGGGAGGCTTGCGTGGTGAGCATCCACGTACCGTGCCACCAGCCTCATACGAACAAGAGCAATGAGGGTCTTATAGGGGAGAAGCTTTTGGGTATGTGTAAGGACCTGATACTGGTGAATCTTGCAACGGACATTATTGTTGACATTGGGGCGTTGAAGGATGCTCTGGACGGGGGCAGGATTCGCGGTTACTCTGTGGAGAGTGGCAGGCATGAGACCGAAAGTCTGCGTCGTTACGAGAACGTCCACATATCTCCGTGTTCATACGATTCAGATGAGTCGGTTGCGAACGTGAAGAGGGTGTGGATCCGCAACATGATCTCTGCGGTACGGGGTTCTCCCGAGAACGTTTGGATTTAATTTTCGGGCGTAGGGGATACCTTAGTGGGAGGTGGTATAGGTATAATATTATGAACTGGTTGAAAGAGGAACTTTACGAAGCGGTGGGGTAAAATGTAATCGTGAGAGACATCAATCGCAACATGGCGGCAAGAACGGTGGGCAACTGGTGGAAGCGTGCGGGCATCGTAGACAATCCATCCAAGGAGTTGAGCGATGTATTTGATCCGGGCTCCACCCGCATGAGCGATTATGTCGTTGAGATGATCAACAGGGGTCTTGCACAGATACAGGAATATCTTGATTCCACCCATCCCGGGGTCAAGATCACGCATCATGAAGTCATTGGAGCAGCAGTAACTTACCAATACACCCCCAAGAGCGACATAGACACCACCGTTTTCATCAACATGCCTAAAACAGATCGGAGGTTTTGGGTCATCAACGATTGGATTATAGAAAATCTTGACAAAACTATGTATTTTAAGGAGAGGCCAATCCAGTTCAAGATCGCACCAGATTCGTTAGTGGGGACCCAGAGTGCCAATGCTGATGCCATTTACGACCCCACCGAAAGGCGCTTTGTGAAGAAGCCCTCTCTGATAGGTGCCTCAGGTAGTTATCGCAAATTAGTTGAGTTAGGAAGTTCTGAGGAACGCAAAGAGTACCGTCGCCTTGAGGAGGAGTTGCGAGGGATGGCAAGGTCCTGGGCAAAGGTGGGCAGACAGGCACTTGAATCAGGTAAGCCAAGCGAGTTAGGGAAGTGGCTTTGGCCCCAAGCTCGTGAGATAGCTTCAGCAATTAAGCGGATAAGAAGTTTGAGAGGCGAGGCCTACAGCCAGCCTGCAGCTCCTGGAAGAATAAGCCAAAACTGGGGTCGGGGTAACATACTATTCAAAATGATGGAGAGGGATGGATACATTGAGCTGTTTTCACTCATCAAAAAAACCTTGGGTGATCGGCAAGTTTTACACCCTGAAAATCTTGCAGCATCTGTAGAAATGGCTGAAAAAATAATGAATCAGCGTGTTGGTTTCGATCCAACCACCGATCCAGCATAGTCTTGACAGCAGGGTGTTTGGATTTAATTTTCGGGCGTAGGGGATACCTTAGTGGGAGGTTATGGCATTATTATTTTCGGGCGTGGGGGATACCTTAGTGGGAGTTTATGATATTATTATTTATGTAAAGTCGATAGAAGCCTAAAGGAGCACGCACTATGGAAAGTTATAAAATAGAACATTTCAGCGTAAGCAAGACCAACGACCACGTTGAGAACGACCCTACCGACTACGGGAGGCTGTGGAAGGAGCTAAACCGCCAGCAAGCGGAGAACGAGCTTAAGCACGGCAGTCTTTTCAATGGTCAGTGGTACAAGCCATGGAGAATGGTGAGGATGATGAAGCTGTGCAAGCTTATGGGTGGCAAGGGGTGGTTTGGGGGCAAGAGGATTCTTGAGCTTGGTTGTGGTCACGGTCATGTGAGCAAGATGCTGAAGGACTGGGGAGCGAACCCATTGGCAACGGACGGCAGGGAGTGGTGCGTGGAGGCAACGAACTACTACTGGCCAGACCTTGAGGTAAAGCTTGTGGACCAGACGAAGGACTACGATCTTGGGAAGTTTGACCTTGTGATACACTGGGGTATATCGCACCATCTTCCTCCTGATGCATGGGAGTACGATCTGATGTGTGCAGTGGGTCATGCCCCGGTAATGAGCTACGAGTGTGAGGTAGTGGACTCGAGTGATCCTAAGTGGGTGAAGATAAACTCGAATGACACGGGAGGCATGGACAAGAGCCTTACGGGTGTAGGTACGTTTTTGAGTGCTGCAGCCGTAGAGAGGTGCTTCGGTGATATAGGCTGTAGTTTCAAGCGATACGACGACAGGGATCTGGACTGCGGATCGTGTCACTATTCATGGAAAGAGATGGACTCTGGGGATTTCAATTACGGGCACATGCGTTTATGGATGGTCCATGGGACGTAAGGTGTTTTGGTAATAAAATTTTGGGGCAAGGAGAAGCCTGGTATATTTTCCCTGTTCTGCCCGTAGGGCAGTTGTGGCGGATCCGTTCCCTCTAGTGATGAAAAGCCCCTTATGGGGATACCTTAGCGGCTGAGTGGGCATCCGATGGAGTCCGATGGCACAAACCCAATAGGTATTATTGAAGCCCGAAAAATATTTATACGGTAAGAGATACATCTCAGAAAGTGGTGTATTAGCGCATATGGGTAACATAGAGAATGGGTGTGGCGATAGAAGTTATAATAATCAAGGGGGGATCCACCGAAACGGGTGGCTGAAAAGGCAATGGATGGGAGACACAAATGATTTAATGACAAAGCAGCTTATAAGTTATGGTATTGGAATAGGATTAATTATATCTGGATTCTTTGGATCTTTCAGACGAATCAAGTAAAATTTATGGTTTAACTTGCCCCAAAAATATAAATTTATAAAATTCATGGGGGAGATCCCTAAAAGGGTCGGCTTAGGATATTGGGAATTAGCAATCAAAAAAAAGGTTATTATAATCTATAATATTAAATATTAGTATCATGAATTGGTATAAGAGCGCAGGAAAATGGACAAAAGGAGACGGAGACTGCTTTAAAGCGGCATTAAATCTTCTTTTAGTGAGGAATTTTCCTAAAGACAACGGAGATTTGCTGGTTCACGCATTGGTGCACGGTCGCGGAAGTGCATACGGGCATCGATTTCCTCATGCTTGGGTTGAGACAAAAGAGGGCATTGCAATGGACCACTCCAGTGGTAAGAGTATAGATATACCAAAAGAAATATATTACGCCCTTGGAAACATAAATCCAGACGAAAAGGGAAGCTACATGTCGTACACGCTTGCAGACGTAAGAAAGAAAATTACCGAGCACAAGCACTACGGACCATGGGATCTAGATACAGAACTGCAGAGAACTCCAGAAGACTGGAATGAACCAGAGGAAGAGACGGATGATGATGAAGACTGGGATGACGATGAGGATGAATAATGAATTGGTATAAAAATGCATCTAATTACAGCGAAATGAAAGATTTTATGGAAGAATTTCAGTGGTACAGGGACCGTGGTGTCGCATCCGGACTCACGGACAAAGAAATAGAAAAAATATGGACAGAATCTCCAGTGGGATACACCGATCCAGTTGATCTAGACAGAATAGGGAATACATATACTCCAGAAGTTACAGGAGAATCCGAAGAGGAAAGAATTAATAAATTTATAGAATGGGCAAAGAAAGAGAATAGAGAAGACAGTGCGGAGAGCGAATGGGGAGAGAAAAGACTAAGAGATCCAGAAGGATATCTTCGCAATCTTTTAGTGGGTATAGGCAGAGGTGACTATCCTGCAGTAAACATCGTTGAAGCTGAGGGTCTGGGAAGCTTTATTGTTGGAGGTAGAACTCGCGCTGCGGCTGCCCGCGCACTAGACATGCCTCTGAGGACCAGAAAAATAAAAATGCCCTGGAAGGAAAATGAGAGCACCAGAGAGGTAAAGGATTTATTTTATAAATTTGATGAACAGGAAAGTAAGGACGCTTAAGGGCAGAATCTCATTAATTCTTTCGGAGTACCCAATAGGTCTGTTCAAAAACTTTTCCCCATCCTCTGAGGAGTGAGAATACTCCCAGTGGTATCTTGGTTCTCTCGACAAACTCATTGACGCCTATCTCCACTCCCTGCCAGCTGTTGTAGTCGTCTCCGAATATAACGCCTCCTGGAGAGAGTAGATCCCAATAGAGATTCAGGTCACGGGTAAAGTCTTCGTAATCGTGACTTGCGTCTAGATAGATCATATTCGGATGTACTTTGAATGTCTTTAGGATGGTGGCTCCTGTCACTGATGTCTGTGGAAGTGGAATGACTCTTTCGGAATATCCCTTATGTACGCAGTTGCTCAGGAATTGCTGATAGATGGTGGGGTATCCGTGCACCAATTTCATATCCCTCTCCCTTAGCCATATTTTTGCATCATGTTCATTAAGAGATCTAGGAGGAAGATTCGTCCTCATCTCTTGGGATCCTAGCCAGGTGTCTACGCATATGATGTCTGTATCTAGTCCTTCCTTGGTTGCAGCATCGAGCATTGTGAAGCAGGATTGTCCTTTCCAGGTTCCCACTTCTAGTATAAAGGGGGGTTTGTATTCCCTCACTAGATCTCCGAATATTCTTGCTGTACCGTTCCATCCGCTGTAATCAGGCTCCATCAATTGAAGTCCAGACCAGATGTCTCCTCTAAGTAGCTTTTCTTTTGTTTCTATATTAAGCATAACTTGTATATCGACACATGACTGAATAACAAATGAAGGCACGAAACAAAAAGATCAATCCCTATGGTGGTAGATGCGTGCACGGATACGTGAAAGACTGGAGAAAAGGAATAAAATTAGAATTTCTTAAAAAGGGGGATACCTTAGCGGGAGTGTAAGAATATTATATTAATATTACATTTTAAGGAGACCACATGGCAGTACTGCGCTACTACAAACCCAACATCCACGATGTGTACCGCTACCCAACACAAGCCACACCAACAAGCGGGGGTATCGCACCCAATGGTTACAACTCAGAGTGTCAGTCATATGACCACATTGACTGGTCGGGCACCAGCGCCCTCCATCGAAACTTCTGCAACAACATTCCAAACAATAGTTTCAACAATATTTTCTTCACGATTCCATATGATCGAAACAGCGTGAACTTTTGGAATCAATGCACCTATGGCGCGGTGCTGATCTCGCCACGGCATGCGCTTATCTGCCAACACTTCCGTGGTGCTAGACCCGACCCGAATGACAACACAGGTGGTATTCGGTTCCTAGGAAAGAGCGGTGCTTTCTATGAAAACAAGGTCACTCGCGTCTATCTCAACATCGGCCCTGATACGACTATGCTTGAGTTTGATAAGGAATTTCCCGATTCCGATGTCAAAATCTATAACAGGATCGCTGATCCGCTTTACATTCCCACAGGCACTTCGCTGTGGACGAAGGATAGCAACGGCAAAATCTACAAGACACTCTTTAAGAGCGCATACTTGGATACAACTACCAACGATACGAGAGGGTACAACTTCAACGCATGCTTGGATGGCATCAACGATGGGGCGTTCAGGAACGGAGCACTCGCTATCTTTGCTGGCGACTCGGGTTCACCTGTGATGGTGCGAGACGCATACGGAGACACAGTCTTTGTTGGATTGGAGTACGGTGGTCAATCGGTCAGCAAGGCTACCTTCGCAAACCTTGTTGCAGCACTCACTCCCTTTGGATATAAGGTGCAGCATGTCAAGTTGTCTGCCAAGATGGAAGACATCAATCAGGACGGTGTGGTTGATCAGGAAGACCTAAATCGAATCCTCGCCAGATGGGGTCAAACGAAACCTGTCTTTGAGGACATGGATGGAGACGGCAAGGTGGACGGGATCGACCTGTCACGGGTACTAGCGGCATGGGGGTCGTACACCATGCCAACATTCCCGCAAGCCGTGGTCAACCCAGGAACGGTCATTACGAATCCCCCAACTGGCAAGCCACGGGCATAAATTGCTTACCTAATTATTAGTAAACAAGAGGGCACTTCATAGCAAGCAGCAAAGGTGGTTTTCTCAATACAAGCAAGAGAGCGCAGAAGCATGCCGCTTTCGTAAAGGCTCTGAACCGCAAGCGCAACCAAGATGGAACCTCCAAGAAGAAAGGGGGCGGTCTTTTCTTTTGTTTCTATATTAAGCATAGCTTGTATATCGATAGAGGATAAAGCATCGATTAAATAATATAGCATAAAACATAGGATCTAATATGATTATGTTCTAATATAGAATAGAAAAAGGAGATTTCATGCAATATAAATTATCAAAAGATCAGTGGTTGGAAATAGGGGAAAAAGCTGGATGGATAAAAGAAGCAAAAAAGAATAAAGGGCAGTGTTGGGAGGGGTACAAAATGGTTGGAATGAAAAATAAAAATGGTAAAAAAGTGCCAAACTGCGTGCCTAAAAATTAATCATATAATTTGTATCATGGTACTTTATGAAAATAAAAAAAGAAAAGTTGAGACAAGATAAAGTACTTTGGGCTCTACCTACATATCCAGCTAAATATAAATATATACCAAAAATAATAGAAGCAGTTGAAAAAGAGCCAACTGTTGATATTGTATTTGTTATAACAAGGCAATCAGAAAAGAAAGAGCTTAAAAAAATAACAAACGGCAAATACAAGATATTAATAGTTGGTGATGATGTAGGAGAAGAAAGATTAAAACATATAGAAAAAGTAAATGCAATACGTAGTTATAAGCAATACTGGGCTTTAGATAAACTTAGAAAAAGTGGATATCGTTGGGTTGTAATGACTGAAGCAGAAGTAGAGCCAGTAGACCTTTCTCTCATGCTAGATGCTTGCATAGCGCTTGATAGAAATAAGGTCTTGGCCGGTTTTTCTGTTCACCTTACTGATATATTCAGAAATATAAGTCATGCTTCATTCAACATAATATCAAATGGAGAAAGGGAAAAATTTGTACTTAAAAATAAATCTTCTTTAGAGAAGATGAGACTAAATAACATTATGATGAATGTAAATATATGGTTTAGTGAAATGCTAATATATGACATGTCGGTCGTTCCTTCCTTTCTAAAGGCTTCTAATTGGAGTGACTGGAACTATATCAAAGATACACTTACTTGGTACACATTTTGTTATGTCTCGTATTATTATTATCTTATGATTAATAATGGATATCGAATATGGGAATTTAAACCAAGACCAATAGGAGACGACAAAATGCCTGGAGGCCTAGAACACATAAACAGAGAAAACTGGGAAGCATTAAATAAAAAAATAAAGATATACTGGACTCCATGGTGGGTTTATAGAAAAGAAGATAGGGTATGCTTAAAATTTCATCTTGACTGCAATCCGTGGTTTATTAAAAAATGATCTTTTAATTGAAGGATGATTCACTATAAAATAATTGAAAATAAAAATTCAGGAGTACACAAATGGGATTAAAAGAACAATTGGGGTTTGAAAAAAATGGAGATACATGGATTTTGTCAAATTCTGGAATAGACAAAGCAAAAACTGCGTCCATAAAAAGAATAGAGCATTTTATATCAGAGGCAAACATTGCTTTTAATGAAGAAAATGGTCAAAATTTAATCTTTAATCGTACTTGGGGTTCAAAAATTATTGAAAGTGCTTTTGATTTTGGTTTTATAAATCAAAATGAAAAAAATGACTATAAAAACAGACTAGGATAAAAAATATATTATATATATAAGGAAAAATAGTATGAAATTTAATCTAAAAAAATTTAATCTCAATAAAAATAGGCAAAAAATAAGTCATCATCTCAAGCAGGCATCAAGCTGGTCTGGAAAATTCAATTACGAATTTGATGATTTAGAAATAAAAAACCCACCATGTAAATGTAGTGGAGAGGCTGAAATTTCGTATCAAGCTAGTTATGACAGTGGAACATGGTATGATCCGCCAGAATCAGATATAAAAATAAAAGTAAATATAACAGCGGTTAAATGCATTGAGGAATCAGGAAGAGAAGAGCCCATGGATCCTTATATTATGGATAATATAAAAGAACAGCTTGAAAAAGATGAAAATATTAAGGAGATGGCCTTTAATCAAAAAGGCATGGACGAAGACGAACCCGATTACGATATAGAATATTAAATCACGCTATGAAAAAAACCAAATATAAAACAATATTTGTAAGCGATTGGCATCTTGGAAGCGATGGCTCTAAGAGCAAAGACATTGCTAATTGGCTTGATAGTGTTGAAGCAGAAAAAATTTATCTAGTAGGTGACATAATAGACTGGTGGAGATTGAAAAAAAGATGGAAGTGGTCTGAAAATGATGCAAGACCAGTTGTAAAAATATTAAAAGCAGCAAGAAAAGGCACCAAGGTAATTTGGGTTGCAGGAAATCATGACGAATTCATGAGAGAGGTTAGCAAATTTGCAGACACGATAGCAGGCATAGAGCTTGTCCCATTAGAAACTATTCATGAATGTGCAAACGGGAAAAAAATGATGATTACTCATGGAGACATGATAGATGCGTCTGTGAGACTTACTCCATGGCTTGCAATAATTGGGAGTCACGCATATGACAATTTAGTGGTAATATCAAGGATGATTGACAGAATTAGAAAAATAATTGGTCTCAAGCCCTGGTCTGCAAGTAAATTTGTAAAAAGTAAAGTTAAAAAAGCGGTTGACTGGGTGACTGGCTGGGAAAATTCAATAACTATGATAGCAAAAAGAAGAGGGTACGATGGCGTAATATGTGGACATATTCACAACCCAGAAATAAGAATAATTGATGGAGTTCAGTATGTAAATTGTGGAGACTGGATAGAGCATGCTACATGGGCAGCAGAAGAAGAAAATGGAGATATAAAAATATTTTACTGGAATAAAGAATGAAGATAGCAATAGTTACTGATACTTCCTGTAGGCAAATGAATGGCGTATCAACAAGCGTAAAAATTCTTTTTGAAGAATTAAAAGAAAAAGGCAAAAGAGCAATAGTCATCGATGCTGAAAAAATAAACGGAATAGATCTTTCAAGGTGGAGTCCAGGATTGCATTTAGCGAATCCAATAAAAGCACAAAGATACTGCTATGAATTGCTGGATAAGTTCAAGCCAGACCATGTTCATGTTGCCACTGAAGGACCAATGGGATGCTCAGGATTAAAATGGGCATCATATAATGGCGTAAGAAGCAGTGCTTGTTCTCATACTGATTGGGAAAAAATACTTTCAAAAATGGTACCTTTGATAGGCGGACTGATTGGAAGATGGTTTACATCTAGAACTACAAAAGCAGATATACGTTTTTTTAGAAATAGCAGTGCAGCTAAAGAATGGAAATTAAAAACCGGGATGGATGGGCACGTGCTAAAAGGCGGAGTTGACAGGTGCTTTAAATATAGAAATGGCATCAGGAAAAATTCAATATTGTGGGCTGGAAGAATATCAAAAGACAAAAATCTAGAAGACGTAAGAATGGTTGCAGAGCATGGATTTAGGGTGGTGATCGCAGGAGACGGTCCAATGGTTGGATCGGATATATTGGCACATAAAAATATAGAATATCTTGGCAGATTGAGCAAATGGGCTCTTAGCGACTCAATGAATAGATACAGAGGTTTTTTATTCACAAGCAAAACAGATACTTTGGGACTTGTTTGTTTGGAATCCGCATGCTGCGGCATGCCCACAGTTGCATATGAAAATGATGCAACATCAGATAGTGTAATTAATGGGAAGACTGGGTTAAAAGGTGAAAACTTAATAGAATTAATTGAAAAATTAGAACAAATAGATTATGCAGATTGTGCAAATTTTGCAAGCAAAGAATGGGGAACTGGAGCTATGGCCAAGTCTTTTTTAAATAGCATTGACAAAAAAAGTTAAAAACAAAGGTTTGTATATAATTATTAATTAAAAAACGATATGCATTGGTACAAAAAATGTTCCCAAAAAGAAGATAAAAAGACCGTTTCTGATCTTGCAAAAGATCTAATGAAAAGGTTGTTAGCATATGGAATGACCCCTGAAGAAATAGAAAGAGCAATAAAATCTGGATACCTTGAAAGAATTATTGGTAAAAAACCACCATTATCAAATACATCTGATTCAGGATGGGATGATCCATCATTTTGGAAAGACAACAATTAATATGAACTGGAAAAAAAGAGCGCAATTTTCTGGACCAGCAATTGGTGACATTGATGACATTTTGGGAAACATACATCAGACTAAAATGTATGAAGAAGATGCCAAACAAGGTACAATTAGGGGACGTAGGCCTTCCGAAGATTCTGTACCAACAGTGCAAACAGAGCCTGAATATTTATTGACCCAAAAAAGAGAGAAAGATCTTGAGAATAAAGAAACAAAAATATCAAGATATTATTCTCCTCACATTTCAGAACAAGTTAATCATTCTGTAAATAGCGCTATTGATTCGATATTAAAACTAAGCAAAGCATTTAAACTCGGCAAGGCCATTAATGAATTAATGGAAAATAAAAATATTATAGATAAAATAACTTTGCATTCCTACAAGATGTTAAGAGCAAAGCTTGTTTCAGGTGTTCTTAGCAATATTAATAAAAAGAATGAATGGGCAGATAGAGAAACAGCTATAATATCTAATATAAGAGTAAAAGAATTATTATCTGTTTACGAGAATGAAGAAAAAAATATACTAGGAGTTTTTAAAGAAGTAGTAGAAGAAATTTCTTTTAAGACAAAAAAAATTGCTGAATATTCAGCGATATTTGAAATGATAGTAAAAGAATTTTTAAACAGTTTGAAATATAATAGTTTAGATTATTCTGAAAGTTAAAACCTTACAGACAATAAAAATTAAAAATGAAAGTAGCTGTTTGCGTATCTGGAAAATTTGAAAGTGCACGCGATTTAATAATCTCCAATAATAGTATATTGAAAGACAAATTTTGTGGTGCTGATTTTTATTATGCAACATGGGATTACTATAAAGATTCTTTTTTAAACACTTTTCCAACATATGAATGTTTTTATTTTCAAGAGCCAGAAATAGAATATCATCCATATAAAGATATTAATCCAAAAAATTATATATCTGCACGTTTTAAGGAAGCTTTTAAATATATAAAAAAGAAAAAAGACGGAAAAGGGATGGAGTGGTCATCTCATCATACAAAACAAATAATAATTCATTCTTGGCTTGCCGATTTGATAAGTGGAAAATACGACATTGTAATAAGAACAAGATTTGATGCAAGAATATGGGAAGAGGCAAATTTTGAATCATATATTAGTGATTCTTATAAAAATAACAGGACAATAGGTTTTGCAACGACAAGACATAGTATGTTTAATAAAATATATGAGTCTACCAAGGGAGAAAAAAAAAGCACATCTGATTGGTTGCTTGATCAACTGATCATTCATCCTGCAAATTTCATAAATAGAAAAACCGTAGAAGAGCTGGACAGAAATAAAATACTTCATCCAGCTGAAATGGGATGGTATCAAGTTTTAAGTATGCCATATGGTTCAAGGCACAGAAATATGCATGGATGGGTAAATCATGATCGAAACATACCAGAAATATTTATTAAGTAAAAGGATTGAGTAATGAAAAAAATCATAATGCAGCATTATACTGGTGAAATAAGCGGCTTAGTAAAATTATCAATAGAAAATATAAGTAAATATGCAAAGAAGGTGGGATCAGAATATAAGCTTATAACTGGAAATGTTTTTCATTCCAATCTGAGTCCCCCGTGTCAAAAAATGCACATGCTTAATGAAATTTTTGATTCATATGATGTTGTAGTAATGATGGATACAGATATGTTTAAAACAAAAAATGTTAATTTAAGTATATTCGAAGATACTGACGGAGTTGGGATATTCACAAAAGATCAAAAAAGAGTTTTTAAAATGTTCAAAAAAATCCATCCAAATTTAGCAAATATAGAATATCCATATTTTGGAGGATGCATATGGAGAATGGATTTAAATTTGAGACAAACATTAAGAAAACACTTAGTTGAAGATGAAATATTAAAATTTAATTGTTCATTTGAAGATGAGGCAATATTCCATAGACTTGCAACTAGAGCAGGAATAAAAGAATGTAAAATATTAGAAGAGATGTGGGGATACGGGAGTTATTATCCTAATCTTGAAGAACAGGCCATCATACACATAAGAACAAAAATAAATCCAAATAATAAATTTTTAAAACGAACAAAAATGGAAAATTATATTGAGATTAAAAATGGGGGGATAATATAATGAAATATTTAATATATCAATACTGGGATGGAGATATAAATGAAGGTGCTAAATTTTCATCAAAACTGATGAAAGCATATGCAAAACAAATAGAATCAGATTATGTTTTTGAACTTAATCCAAAATTCAGAACTGATCTTGGTAAATATTCTCCTCACTATGGCCAATTTAAAATTGTATATGACAGCTTATTTAATAAGTATGATAAGATTTTGTTTGCAGATACCGATGTGTTTCCAGTGGAAAATTTAAATAAAAATATTTTTGATGAATTTACATCAGATGTTGGGATGTGCACTGAACCATATCAGCCAAAAGCAAGATTAAAAATGAAAGGAAGTATAAATTCAAAAAATGACGAAAAGTGGGCAAAAGCAATAGAAAAAAAATGGAAAGCAAAAATGCCAAGGGGAGAAGATGGATTGTTGAAGGTTTACAATTCTGGTGTTGTTCTTTATTCCCAAAAGGGGATAGAGCAAATGAGAAAAAGATTTGTAGATTTTAAAAAATATGTAAATTATATAAAGTCATGTGACTTGCCAGTTTTTTATACATGTGACCAGCCATATTTGCATGCTATGCTAAAAGTTTGCGAATTAAATTATCAAGAAATGGAAAATGGATGGAATAGTTATATACATTATATTTTAGATGAAAATCAAAACAAAAAAATAAATGACACTCGTAATAAAAATACAAAGTTTGTGCACATTCAACTTAGAGGAGCAGACAATTTTAGCGAAGATGTTTTATGGAGAATAACAAATAGATCTATAGCGGAGTGGGGAATATGATTGACTCCAAATAAACAAGAGTGTATAGAATATCTAAATAAATTAAATTATATTCAGTTTGATAAAACTGATGTAGACTATTATTTTTTAAAGTCTAATTGATATTTTTACTAAGAGCAATTATACATCTTTGTATTGTGTCTTTTTTTTCTTCTTCTGAAAATTCTACTCGTATTTTTTGTAAAAACATCATAGAGTCCTCACCCATTAGTTCAAGTATGACATGTTCGTAAAAGTTTCTATAGGAACCCGAGTATCCATCATGTATTTTTCTATGATCTATGCCAAGTTGTTTCTCAAGATCACATAAATCAGACCACCATTCATCTATATCTTTTTTTGACAAAGTTCTACCATCAACTGTTTTTATCAGACTGCATTGATTTCTTGTGTTTGGATATATCACTTTTAGTCTTTCATATCTGGGCTTAAACTCTTCTTCTGGTATTATCCCATATATTCTGCAGTTATATGGGCGTTTATCGTGTATGGTGCATTTGTTTTCTTTAGATAGAAATATGCATGGGTTGTCTTGTGAATTAAAAACATATGATGTCAGTGCTTTTTCAACAAGGTTTATAAAGGACTCTTTGCTCCAATTATTTGTTATAAAATTCCATATTAATTTAAATTCAACATTAAGTAAATTAGGCTGCTGTTTGGAGCAGCACCATGATGAACAGCCACCCTCATTTTCTGGCTTTAATATCCAATCCATGCAGCCTGTAGTTTCAGGTATTTTGTTATACAGTAAAGACAGATCTTCAAATATTTTTTTACTCATATATAATTTTCGACATCATTGACAAATGATTATTTTATTAAAAAATATAATATGTCAATAGGATGTAAATAAAAATGAAAAATTGGTATAAACACATTAAAATATCTGAAACAAATACTGAAGAAGACAAACACATAACTCTTACTTCAAATGAAGAAAATATTTTTAACATAATAAGATCTGCACGTAGCAAATACGCGAGTGATGTATCTCTTAGGGTTGCTGGAGGATGGGTTAGGGACAGGTTGCTAGGCAATATGTCTGATGACATAGATATAGCAGTTAGCGGAGGAAATGGCATAGTAATAGCAGAAGCAGTAAGAAAATTTGATCTTGATATGACTGGCGGAAAAAGAACAGATGATCCTTATTCTGTAAGTCTAGAAAAATCAAATAAAGGCTTAAAGGAAAAAAGTGCAGGCTTGCAGGTTGGTGGTATCAATATACTCGGTATGAAAATTGAATTTGTTCCAATGAGAACAGAAGTGTATTCTGAAGAAAGTAGAATTCCCTTAATAAGAGCAACTGACAGCCCATCTGAAGACGCAAAAAGAAGAGATCTTACAATAAATTCTCTATACTACAATCTAGATACAAGAGAAGTAGAAGATTACACTGGGGGATTTGATGATCTTAAAAGCAAGGTACTGAAAACACCAATAAGCCCACTAGAGACATTAATAGAAGATCCGCTGAGAGCGCTTAGGGCGATAAGATTTGTATCTAAAATGCCTGGTTTTAAACTTGATGATTCTTTGCTTTCTGCTCTATCAATGAAAGAATTACACGATGCATACAGAAAAAAAGTTTCACCAGAAAGAGCAAAAGTAGAGATAGAAAAAATAATAAAGGGAGAAAGACCGTCAGATTCTATTAGATTGCTTTTGCAAAGCGGACTTTATTTACCCGTTTTTTCAAGTGAAAGACTTGACTCATTTAAGCCAATAACCATGGATCAAAACACCAAGCACCATAAATTAAACTTACTTAACCACACAATTTTAGTTGTTGAAAATCTTGATAGGATCATGAGAGAAAATGGATTCTCTGATAGAGAAAGATATCTTGCAGTACTTGCTGCTCTTTTTCATGATTTTGGCAAAATGGATCCTTCAATAGAAAAACCAAGTAAAAAAGACCCATCTCAATCAAGCTATCATGGACATGAAAATGTTTCAGCAGAGATTGCCGAAGAAATACTTAAAAGACTTGGTTTTGGCGCGGACAGAAATATAGTAAAGTCAATAGTAGAGAGCCACATGATACCGCACTCTTTTATTGATTTGAGCAACAAGTCAATCGGAAATTTTATTAGAAGATTTGAAAGTTTGCCTATTGATGATGAAATAAAAGAGTCTCTTTGGAAACTTGTGTTTGTCCATTCAATTGCAGATACTATGGGCAAGGGAAAAATAGATGAAAAAGAACTTGAAGAAATAGAGCAAAAGAAAAAGTCTATAAGTAAAATAGAAGAGTTCTTAAAAGAAAGAGAAAAAGTGGGCAAAAAACCTATTTTAAATGGCAATCAAATAATGAAATTGTTTCCAATGAAAGATCCTAAAAGTGGATACATAGCAGATATGCAAAAAACACTTTTAGAAGCACAGGACAATGGATCTGTAACTAACGAAGAGCAAGCAAAAGAATATTTACTTGAATTGTTTAATTAATGTAAAAAATATGAGATGTCCATCTGTTTTTATAGTTTCTCAAGGAGGGTGTGGATCCTCAGTTTTTTTTGATCAACTTGGATATGGATCAAAATGTGAGCGTGTAACTGGCTGTGTATGTGTAAAAAAACATGTAAAGTCTTCATTCTTAAAAAAAATGAAGTTCCCAAAAAATACTAAAATTTTATACATATATGGAAACCCATATGATCAAATCATATCATTGTCAAGAAGAAATTTGATACCGCTTTTAATATATGAATATGAAAATTCATGTAATGAAAAATACATAAACGCGTTTAGTAATTCTAGTTTTTTAAAATGGGTTAACTATGAATTAAAAAATGCTACAAAAAAAAATGACGAAGACCTTACGGCTGAATATCTATCTAGATACACAGAAGACAATAATGTACTTTTGGACTTTAAGGAGCACTATATGTCTTGGAGAAAAGTACCAATTAAAAATGTTTCTGTGAGGCTTATAAAATATGATGAAATATTAAAATCTGGAAAAGAAAAAATATGCTCATGGCTTAAAAGAGATTTTCATTTTGAACCTAAAAAAAGAAATTCAAACTATATAAATTTCAAAAACAACCATCCTGATTTGTTTAAAAAAATAGAAAATAAATATAAAAATTGGTTCAATATATATGAAAAATTACCATTAGTTGAAGACATAATATGGTAGATGAATGAAAAACCGCAAACAGTATAAATTAAATTTATACCAAGTTGGGGGTAAATTAAGAAAAGGTCTGGTAACAATTGTACGGTAATAGATATCGTATATTTATAAATTAAGGAAATTTAAAATGAAAAATTGGTTTTTGAAGTCAGCAGAATCTGGAGATGAAAAATTAAAGTCTTTTGTTGAAAGCGTAGAGTTTAAGACAACAAAAAAGAAGCCACTTAATTATGTTTTTTATCAAATAATTAATGGAGACGTAAGTAAAATGCCAGCTTTGAGCTATGGAGTAAACGACAAAGATCAGAATCTTATAGTTACTCAATTTCCGGACGAAGGTGAGGAAGAAACACAAAATATGGCAAAGAATGGAGATATAATCGTATCCGGGCCTGCGCATGAAAAATATGTAGTAAAACAAGAAAAATTTAAAAAGAACTATTCTGGAGAGATTGGTGAAAGCGTTTCTCCTGAGCAGTCTACCAGGATGGCTGCAAAGTATACAGGACAAGAAGAAATAATGTTTACTGCTTCATGGGGAGAAAAAATGAGGCTTAAACCTGGAGACTACATAATAAAAGAAGATGAAAACAAATACTATAGAGTTAGACGTAAAATGTTTGAGTTGACATACGAGCCAGTGTAAATGGTATAAATATGTTATGAAAAAACCATTCAATCTACATAGATTTGCGTCAAATAAAATACCAGCGACAAAAGCCAGTATTCTTGTTGACAATTTGAGAAACACGTATGTCGCTAAAATAATTAAAAATAAAAAAATAGATAAAAATCTATATATAGATTTAAATAAAAAAAATTTATATGTAATAGCTGAACTTAATAGTATATTTAATCATTCTAGGTATAAAAATTTAAGCATGATGGTTTATTTACTTCAATCATCGATGCCGATTCAAAATATTCCAGTTGGAATAATTATTGATTATTTGTTACACAATCCAATGGCACTATTAGAAGCAATAGGAAATGCATATTCATACAAAAACTTTACACATCCAGATCGGTTTACAGCACCTTATACGAATAATATTAAAACAAAAAATAAAACCGACTTTAAAAATATATTAGAAATTTTACCATTAGATTGGATTAATTTAGTACTGTTAAAAGGCACAAACATAATAGAAGTTGTAAAAATTATGTGTGAAATAAATTTTGATTTTTCAAAAGTCAATAAAGAATCTATTAGGGCATTAAGATTGAACAAAAGAATTTTAAATAGTATCGATGATTGTCCTAATCTTAAAGGTTTTTTAGCCAGTAAAAAGTAATATTTTATATTATGAATACATTATTAATAAAATTAAAGTCTTATGTATGTGCGTTTTTTTCTTTTATATCTTCTGAATTAAATATAATTGATAGCCAGGTAAAGCAAAAACAAGAACCTAAAAAGTCTACAAGAAAAACCGGATCTGAATCTGAAAGGCTTTCATATTCTCAAAAAAATAAAATAGAAAGTTACTTAAAAAATAATTCAAAGTCTAAATCAATAAAGAAGAATAAGTAGCATACTCATCTTCTTTTCTTTTTGCATTCAGATTGAGGAATAAGAAAAATTGGGAATGTGGCAATAGACATAAATATTAACATTGCTATAAAGCTTGAAATCTGTTCGTCAACCATTATATACTCTTTCAGTATATGGCCAAATATTGAAGAAACAGGAAGAGATGGCAACATAAAAACAGCACAACACAACCACGGTATAAAGTTGGCGCAAACAGTTTTACCAGTTCTTTCCAGTATTATCTTAATTTTATTATAATCCATTGTTTTCTCCTTTGTATATTTAATTATTATATTAATATAAAAATTACCCTCCTAAAAGTACGATATAAAATAATTGATTTATGAAGTACTTGGTATACACTGTATCTGATTTTACTGATTACGCAGAAGAGTGCATAGCATATCTTTATGAAAGCATAATAAACAATAATGATGCGTCGATTTTTGATTTTTGTATAGTTTCAAATAATAAAAATTTAAAGTCTAATTTTGATATAATATTTGATGATAATAATAGTAGCTATATAGGGTGGTCAAAGTACACAAAAAAATTACCAAACGGATATGATGGCTATCTATATTTAGATAGTGATATATTATTTAATGAAAAAATTAAAAACATGTTTGGGCAATATGATAATTCAGTTGTATGTGAAAGTCAACAGATGGCATCTCCATGGTTTATGTTTAGTTTATCAAGCGAAGAAGAAAAAAAAGAAATGTCAAAAATAAATGGATTTAATGCTGGGACTTTTGCTTTCAAAAAAAAAGATGTTTTGATAGAGATAAGTAACATATGTGATAGAATAAAAAATAAAAATTTTAATACGATACAGCAGGCCTGTACTGAGCAAACATGTTTTAACTATTGGATTTTTAATTGTTTAAAGAAAAAAATACTTTTTAACAACTTGACAAGAATGGTTCAATTGCATGTTACTGAAAAGCAAGAAAATAAAAGCGTTTTTCATTTTTGCGGATTTACGGGTAATATGAAAGACAAATATGAAAGAATGAAAAAATTTATAGAAAGGTATGAAAAAAATGGATCGAGATAAAATGATATCGCTTTTACCTAAAAATCTAGTTTGGGTTGAACTTGGAGTTTTTGAGGGGGAATTTTCTAAAAAAATATTCGAACTAACACAGCCAAAAGAACTTCATCTTGTTGACATATTTCCAAAATCTATGGTGTCTGGAGATAAAGACGGGAAAAACAGAAAAACGCTAGACTTAAGAAATATTCCAAGTGAACTTAAAGATTATTTTAGGGGCAAAAATGTTCATATACACAAATGCACAACAACGGAATTTTTAGAAAAAGCAATAGAAACTTCTATGCATATAGATGCAGTGTATATAGACGCTGATCATTCTTATGGAGCTGTTGCTTCTGATTTAAAAAGAAGCTTTCAGGCCTTAAAAAAAGGTGGATACATATGTGGGCACGACTATAATCCTCAAAGATTTCCAGGAGTAGTAAAAGCAGTTAATGAATTTTGTGCAAAAAGAAATCTAAAGATAGAGACAAAGACAGAAGATCTGCTACCTTCTTATCTTATAAAGTTATAAAAATTAACTTGAAATGTTTTTTCTTGTCTTTTGATTTATATAAGAATAAACCTCTAATATATCGTCATGGGCTGTAGTTATGTGCTCAAGCTCCCAGCCTTCTATTTTATCAGAATTTGATATTTTTTCTTTCATTTCTTCAAGCATTGGTATCATTTGATGTATTTTTTCCATCATCATACCTTGGTTCTGATTAAAGCAATCATCACATGATGAAGAAGCTTTTTTTGTTGCAGGATTAGACTTAATTATATTTATAGTGTCGGTATAGTTTTTATCGTATCTCTGTTTTATAAATGCATTTAAATTATTAACTTGTTGAGGAGAGGCGATTCCAGATATTGCATTATTAAAAATTTCTATCATTTGACCGTTTATAAACTCAAGTTGCCCTCCAATGTTGTTTGGCAAATTGTTCATTGGAAGCGCTTCAAATATACCTTTATTAGCTTTTCCTAATGAGGTGATCATTGCAGCAATATCTTTAGCCCCAGCAATTCCAGAAGATGCAATCATATTTTTAAGTTGACTGGAATAGGCATTTAGTGTTTGCGAAACTTGCTGATTATTTGATTGATTTGCACCTTGTGCATTTTGGGTATTTTGTTCGTACTGTGGTGCTGCGCCAGGAATTACTGCACCGAATCCTTGATTTTGCTGCGATGACTTAAACCAATTATGCATAATATATATGTATTATGTATAATATTTAAAAAACCTTTAAGCTATTCTTCTGGGTTTATTCTAAAATAAATGTCTTTTATTTTAGAATTAAGATATTCATTTTGAAAATCTGCATCAATAGCATCTTCTATTGCAGAAAAAAGATCATCTAGTAAAGATGATGAATTTTTACTAAAATCAAATGTTTCGTTGACAAAATTTTCCATTTGATCTGAATTTTGTATATTATTTGGATTTATATAAAATGGATAAATGTAGCTATTGGGACCGTTGAGACCATCTGGTATTTGCCAAATTTGATCCCAATTTATGCCTTCTATTTTTTCTAAATTATGGCTATTCTCTTCTTTGTTTTCTTCGTTTTTGTCTTTCATATATCTTATTTCGTCATAGGATAATATTTTTTTTAAGAGAATATACTCATATTAGGAGATTTAAATGACACCAGAGTTATATGTACCAATTTCTTGTTTGCTAGACAAAAAAATATCCGATGAGATAAACACTAAACTTGAGATTGTATATAAATTTGCACAAGACAACATGATATCTTTTAGTGAAGTTCCAGAATATATATCTGAAATTTTAAAAAATAAAAAATATGCATCAGCTGGAATAAAATCAAGTCTTTCTAAATTACCTGATTTTATTTTCAAATTAGCTGATTTAAAAAACGATTCTTATTTCATAAAAACAGCTCAAGAAAAAGAACAAGAAGCTTCTAATGAATCTGATGGATCTGATTCCTGGACTAGAAGCTGGTGGGCAAGCGTTCTTGGTTTTATACCAGGAGTTGGCGGAGTAATAAGTTTAGTAAATATATATAAGTATAGTTATAAGGCATGCAAAAATGAAGGAGCTTTAAGTTGGAGCTGTGTAGAATTTGTCTTTGATATACTTGTTATATTACTTGATGCAGTGACAATAGCTGGAATTATGGGATCCGTTGGGACTGCCGGAGCATCAGGTGTTGGTGCAGCTGCAGCAATAGCAGCAGGAACAGTTATAAAGGCCATGAGACCAGTATTAAAAGTTATTATGCTTGGTGAAAAAATAACTAGGCCAATAAGGTTAGCGCTAACTCAGTTTGGAAAAGGATTTATTGCAATTTTAGAAGCAGTAGGAATAAAATCTTCAAAAGTTATTGCGTGGTTTGCTGCAAAAAAATCTACTCCAGGAGTTTTAGGTAGAATATTTACAAAGCTAGAAAATATGTTTATATCATTTAAGGCAATAACAGTAAACATAATAAATAAATTGAAAAATGCAATAAAGGCAGAGAAAGATCTTTTAGATCCTTTTGCTTCTGCAACAGCAACAGGTCGGGGAAGGACGGCACGAAGGGCTGCCTATGCTGCAATAGTAAGCAGGGGCCAGTTGGGTTCAAGACAAATACTTCAGTGGTGTTCTTTCTTTAGACAAGGAAGTGGATGGATGTATACGTTTAATTTAAATGCATTAAGGTCTTTTGGAATATTAGGAAAAGCCGCAGAGTCACTTACAAATTGGTTTATGTCAGAAGGCGCTACCGACATAGAAAAAAGCGTTTCAGAAATGGAAAGCGAAGTTATGCAAAATCCTAATGCAATTGTTAGTGGTCAGCAAATGAAAGCAAGAATTAAATTAATAGTTGAAGAAAACTCTGAAAAACTAGTAGCAAGACTAAGAACTGAAGGCAAAAGCGAAGCAGAAATAGCCAAGATTAAGGAGGGATATGCAAGGTATATGGCCGAAATGCTTGAGGGTATCGCTGTTTCTGGAAGCGAGACTTCCGATGAATATACAGTACAAATGCCAGGTTATGGAAAAGATGCAACATTTGATAAAATGTCGATTCCAATCGGTCCTGGCTAATTAATTTGATTTTTCGCAGCCAAGTTGAGGATATTCAGTATAATCAGGAGGGACATCAAAATTTTCTTTTGATAATATCTCCATTCCTGGTTTTTGATTGTCTATAAAATCTTGAATTCTTTCCCATGCCCTGTATTGATTGTTGAAATTTCTCCAACAACCAGGGTTTCCGTATATTTTGTCAATTAAAATTTGTTGTAAATTTGGAAATTTAGACATTTTTATTACCTTGATATTTTATACCAGTTTGTGTTTGTATTTAAGCTTGCTTTTTTCATTTCTTTGCCTATTTGCTCTACTTTCTGTTCCAGTTTTTCATCTATTTCTTCAAGTTTTGCCTGAAGTTCATTTTTTCTTTTGTCATTTTCAGTAACCTCAAATCGACCTTCAGATATTCTTTCTATTTGTTCTTCATCTAGCCTTTGTATCAACTCCATTATCATAATTTTTTGCTTGACTATTTCATAAATATCTTCATCAGCTGTGCCTTTTGCTATCATATAATAAACGTTTACGTCTTCTTTACTATTAATTCTAAAAAATCTTCCTCTGGCCTGCTCGTCTTTTGCTGGACTCCAATCATAATCATTAAATATTACATCGGTTAGTATGTTTGGAAGATCTATTCCAGTTCCACCAGCTGCTATATTTATGACAATTGCAAAATATTTACTATTTTCTGACTTAAAATCTTGAATTATAATGTCTCTATCTGCTTTTTCTTGGTTGCCTCTAATCTGAGCGACATTTTTGTTCATGGGTGCTAGCAACTTTGTTAGACCATCAGTAATAATATCAGCAGATTCGTTAAACGACGTAAATATTGCAACCTTTTTGCCTTGATTTATGAAAAATTTTGCAAATTCGAGTGTTTTTGGTGCTTTTGCGGAAGCAAGTTCGACTCTAATTGCACTTTGTTCATTAAGGGTACTCCTTCCTCGGTACGAACTCATGCGGGCGTTTATCTTAGCCATAAGCGTAGCCTTATCTAGATCAACATTTTTTTCTCCAACTGCAATATTTGGAAGATTTTCTTCCATCATTTTTTTAGTTCTTTGAATATATATTCTTTGAAGTATCAAAATTTGCCTTAATTTGTCTGCGTTGGCAAATTTTTCAGATGGATTTTTTGTTTTTGGATCAAAATTGCCTTTAAAGCGACCGTGATCGAGTTTTCCAAGAGGATGATTTACAGCTCTAAGCTGATTATAGAGATCTACTGGCTTATTCGCTATAATTGTTGCAGACAAACCCCATACGTATGGTATGTGCTGCGTAATATCTTGACAATTAAAGGTTGTTTTGTTCTTTTTGTGGTCTCCAGCTGGGTCTCTTGAGGACGGAGAGCCATTTTTTATGGTGTGACATTCATCAAGGATACAAAGAGCTATCTTGCCATCCATTGCTTGTTTTTTTAGAAATTCGGTAACTTCTTTTGACCTACTGGAAACAGAAAGATCGTTATATGGAAGAACTTTCCACATGGCTGACTCATTATTAAAAGAGTTGGAAACTTGATTTTCAGGTAGCCCTGTAATGTCTATTACATTTTTTGTGTATTGACTAACTACAGAGGGAAGAGTAAATACAAGACACTTTTTTCTAAATGAAGAACATACATTCGGATCGGTTAAATTTGCGTCAAATGGTATGTTGTTCTCTCTCATGAGTCTTAATTGTGCGGCCATAATAGATTGAACAGTCTTGCCTGTTCCTGTTTCGTCGCCAAGAAGAGCGGAAGACCTGGAGTAAAGGAACTGGATACCGTGAACCTGCAGATCTTTAAGGGTAAACTGTTCTCCAGTTTTTATTTTGCTTATGTTTGATTCAAATTTTTCAAGTGCTGATCTAAATTGTTCCTTATTGTCAAAGCCATCTACGCTTCCCTCAAGTCTCTCTTGCTTTATTATGCCTTTTGAAACCAGAGAGGATACAATCCTCTTGAGTTCAGACGCATCAAACCCTCTACTCTCACAACATTGTATGAATCTTGCATAATCATTAAGGGAACCCCTGGTTGGTCTTTGGTATTTAAATCTTGTATCAGAGCTTTCACTCATATTGAGATACGTATGTATATCTGGATCAGTGTTGTTTATGTCACTAGTTGAATTCACAAAACAAAATCTAAGAGATTCATTGATAAATTTTCTTAATTCTTCTGGTTGAGATCTACTTAGATAGAAAATGCTTATAAGCCAGTTGTTATTTGTATCTGCAGATATGTCTTTGCAGGTTATTGACGTTCTTGAGTTTCCGTCTTCAAATATGGTACTTGCAGAAGATGCTTGATCAAAAGGATTGCGATCAAAACCAATTTTATCTGATTGATCTCCAAGCTGTTTTAATGTTTCTTTTGACGGAGAATACAAAATCCAGCATCTTTTGGCAGCATCAAAAGTTCTTCTGGATTTTACATTTCGTATAACATTAACCATTTCTGAACTATACTCAAAGTAAATTTCATAATTATTGCCATCTCTTATTATTTTTACTTTTTTCTTGTCTGTATTCTTACTTTCAAATACACCTTCTCTTGTATCAGCTGCATCACTTGTTGTTTTTTGTGTTGAGACTGCAATATTTGCGTTTTCTGTATTGTAGTCAAGCGATTTTAGATAATTGAAGACTATGCCCTCAACAAGTGGATGTATTTCTATTATGTCTGGTTGGCTTCTTGGATAAAAAAGCTTCCAAACTTGAATTTTGTCACCTGAAAAGTAGGAAGAAAAATCTTGTCTTTGCTCAGGAGGCAAAGACATAATTTTTTCTGATATTTCTTTTATGATTTTTCTAATTTTGACTGGGTCTAGAGACGGAATTATGTATGTACTTCTTCCATATCCTCCAGTACCAATTTTTTTAATAGATTTTGTTTTAGAAAGTTCGTTTATATCTTTAAATTCTGGATTTGTTTCAGAAAACTGGTCATTAATTCTACTTTCTATTTGATCTAAATTTTCATTTTTTAGTTGAGTATTTTTATATCTTTTTAATATGTATAGTATGCCATATATTTCATCCCAAGTCAATGGATCACTTATTTGCATTCTATATACAGACCTAAGAAGCGGATTATCATAATCAAATTTATTAAATCCTGAATTGTCATATGTTGTTGGAGCTCCTTTTCCAAACATATTTTTTACAATTTCTATTATTTTAGAAACTTCTGCACTACTGTGTTTTGATTTATTGATAGACATTTTAAAAACAGTATTTATTGCTAGTATACAGGTTTATTTAAAAAAAACAAGAACTATCCTTTAGAGAAACTCATGAACTTCAGCAATAACAAAGATTGTCACTTCTCATTTCATTACTCCATTAATACTATTGGAGATCCCAATCATTTAGATGAGTCTTTTATAGATATAAAAATATCTAAAATTGATTTTTCGCATAAAAATCACGTTTCTTTTTCAAGAAAAATAAGTATTGGGCCATTTACTATGATAGAACAGGCCTATGAAGAGGGAACTATAGAAAATTTGATAAAATTAGCAATAGACAAATTTATGAATTCTGAAGAGTCTTTAAAAATGGTAAAATGCAACTTAGTTGAAATAATAAAAAATGGATTATATAAATATATTCATGACGAGGGTCTAATATGAGCCACATAACTGTAACCTTATCGAATACAACATATGATATAAATGAACAGTTTATAGAAAATGCAAAATCATGGTTTAATAGCAATGAAAAAAACATTCCAAATGTGTTTGGGAAAGTGACTATGGGTATATTTGTTGGAAACATGCCACAGGGATCTTCGAAAGATCATGAATGTGATTTTGTAAGATCAAAAATAGAAGGACTTAAAAAACCATTTAACACTTTAGGGTGTGAATATTATGTAGATAAAGATAAAAATCAAAAATATGTACCAAGAAATCAAAATCCTTACTTTTTTGCTCCATTTGTAATAGAAGGAGGCAATAATTTTTCTTTTGACCAATTAGATCAGGGCTTATACGGCGCTTTGGCTTACAGCGGTAATTTTAGAAGAATTTCATCTGGAGATGTGCAAAGTCACTTGCTATATACTGTGCAAGTTCACGAAAATGTAGAAATGATTACCCCTAAAAGACCAAATAAAAGCACCATATTTAATTTTAGTGGCATGGCAAGCAGCCTGCCTTTTATACAACAAGCTAATAGAAAGGAAAGTATAGGGATGAAAAAAATATCAATATCTGAAGATCTTTATAAATCAAGGGGAGAAGAAATTGCAGGTGGACTTGACAGAATAGACAGAAATAAAAGAACAGGAAAAGAAAAAAGTACCTTTATTCCAGGTATTGCCATGCTATTTAGCAAGACAATCAGAGATCTTCCTCAAAAGGTAATAAACCCGATACTTGAAAGGTTCAATCAGAAGATGATGGAAGCTGGCATAACAACTATTGAAGCTCTTGATATGCCATTAATAGCGTTTCTTGGTAAAAATGATATATGGAACCTGGATGGAAGGGCAATTATTCCATTAGAAATAGAAAAAAAATCAAAAAAAGGTATTCAAGAAATTGAAATTACATATTTAGATCTTTCAACTATGCAAGTTGAAAAAAATGAAAGCCAAGAATTAAAAGACAGAGTTGAAAGAATTATAATAGAGCGTCAGGAAATGAAGCAGCTCAGAATTAATGCTTTGATAAGAGATAGAAATGCTTTTATAGAAAAAATGCAAACTTCTTCTAGGCCATCGGCGGGTGGATTCCCTGCAATTATTTTCATGATGAATAAACTTGACTCTTTGCTTAATTCTAGAGCATCTACATTAAAAATGCAGATAGCCTCAATGACAAAAAAATCAAGTAGTTTTGAGCAAAATCCATTGTTGTTAGAAATAGAGCAACAGTCAGAAGAGGAAATGACAAAACCTTTTGGCGAATCTGCTTTTTATACACATCCAGCTGACTATTTAAAATCAATATTAAGAGAAATGCACTACAAAGGCAAACTAGAACAAATAATGAAAATGCTTGAAAGCGGAGAACTTCAAAGGAAGTATAATCCAGAGAACGATCCAAGATTAAATGCTGTTTTTGATGCTCTTATGGAGTTTGGAAGACAATTAAGAGAAAGAAAAGAAGAAAAGAACAGAAAAGAAGATGAATCAAAACAGGAAAGAAAAGAAAGATTTGATACTGGTGCTTTAGAACTTCCAGTATTAAGAGAAATACGAAAAATAGAAGAAATGAGTGTTGCAGACATGCCAATTGAGACTTCTGGCATATCTCCAGAGCTTTACAAATCAGAGGGCTCAAAAATGGTTGCTCCCTCAAGAGCTATGGAATATATAAGAATTAATCTTAGAGAGGTAGAGACAACAAAAGATAGACTTGCAGGCATAAGAATGATACTGGTGAGATTGAATGAAGACAAAAACATTAATGCTAGATATTTTAGAACGACAAATGGACAGAGAGATATACAAAAGATAAAATCCATGTTTGCTCAACTTCATGGATTTATAACAAGATATGTAAATTCTATGTATAAGGATGGAAAATTAGATAAAGCAAAGATAGGCTCTTCGGCAGATCCCATTGCAAACCTAAATATAGCGGAATATCTTTTGGTTTTGAATACAAAAGTAGGAGAATATATTAGGCAACTAAATGAAAACTCTGAAAATAGAACTGCCTCAAACTCTTATCCCATAAAATTTGCTCAAGATGCTGCAGCCGCCCCGCCACCACCAGCTGCGCCTCCTTTAGGAGGTATGCCAGGTATGCCAGGAGCAGGAGCAGGATCAAAAGCAGGAGACTTAAGAGGTCCTGATGAGTCGAAAATAAATGAAGAGATACATGATGATGCAAGTGAAATAGAAAAATTAAGAAAACATTTTGATAGTGCATATAAATCAGGTCACTCAATAGAAGATTCAGTGATATTGGCTATACAGGGTTCTGGATCAAGAAGAGCCCCTAGCCAAATAGATGTTGCAATGGTGCCAGATGAGGATTATCCAGGTAGGGAGGCCCCTTTTGTCAGGGGAGTTTTTGGAATCGATCTTGGTCCAGTTCAGGATCAGCAGCCGCAAGTGCCACAGTAATAAAATGCAAGAATATAGATTCCAATTTCAAAAAATACCCTATGGTTTTAATGAACTAGAAGGTCTTTTTTCAGAAAATGCAGTAAAACTACATCATTTAAAGCACGAATATGGATATTTTACAAAACTAAACAAACTTGTTGAAAAAAATGTTATATTTAAAAAAAGTTCACTTGAAGAAATTGTTAGATATTTTAATCAGAATAAAAATGATGAAGAAAATGTCAGCATAAAAAATAATGCTTGTGGACTGTATAACCATCAAATATGGTGGAAAATGCTTACATCAAAAAAGAAGCATAAAAAGCCAAATTCAGATATTAAATCTATAATAGAAAAAAACTTTAACTCATTTGAAGAGTTTGAAGAAAAATTTAAGGATTTGTCAAAAAATCTGTTTGGTTCTGGATGGGTTTGGATGGTATGTAAAAATGGAAAAATGTCTTTAGCTTCGTGTCAAAATCAAAATAATCCAATTTCTGAAGGACTGGGATATCCGTTATTGGGAATAGATGTATGGGAACATGCATTTTATGTAGATTATTTAAATAGAAAAAAAGAATATGTAAACAAATTTTTTGAATATATAAATTGGGACGAAATAACAAATAGATACTTTGAATCAGAAAAAAGTGCATTATGAACTGGTATAAGAATCAACTAAATAAAATTGCAGATGAATGTTTTTCGATAAGCATACCATCAAGTGCAAGAATAAAAAAAGATATAGATTCCATATTGGAAACTGAAATCACTATTAAAATTGCGTCAAAAATAAGATCTATAATAAAAACAGCATCGAATGCTAAAAAGAATAAAGAAAAACACTTTTCTAAAATAGATGATATCGTTGACCCATCAATAAAAGATCAGGTCAAGGGCATAGCAAGGTCTTATCTTGGAATTTAAAATACTTTTCTAAAAGTAACCCTGTTGGTGGCGCTTGAAAAATAACGAGAACTTGGGAATCCAAAGTATTCTTCATCATTTGATTCATATGTTCCATATGGAGGCGATTGTACTTGTCCACTTGGTATGTAAAAAGTAGGTTCTGGTATAATTATTTCAAACATAGAGGTTTCACCTGAAGAAATTTTCCATTTTGCTTCTATTCCAAATGCCTCATCTCTATCGCATTCTGGATTGGCAACCTTGTCACACTCTACAACTCCTACATTTATAAGAGTATCAAAACCTCCAAAACCTTCTGGAATATTTTGTATAGGATAAGATCTTCTAAATTGAAATATGCTTTGACTGTCTATGTCTTCTGACGAACTGTTTTTAACAAAAATATAAAAAGTTTTTACTGAAACCCTGGAGTCAATTTTTTCAAAAGGTTTGACTCTTGCAGCAACAGTCCAGTTGGGATTAGGCGTGTCAAAATAAACTATATTTGTATTAATAATGTCGTCTGGTATTATTATGGCAGAATCATAATTGCTTTCATCCGTATTTCCCCAAAAAAAGCCTGTTTTTGGTGTTTTTAGCACTGGCGGATTTTTTGAGTTGTCAAAAAAACCATATCTGTAATAGTAGCCAGATGCAGTAAGATTCATAAATTTAGATATCAAATAAAGATTTATAGTAGTCTGATTTATAGCATCTGTTTCTAAAAATTCTAAATAAAAAGATGAATAATTGTCAATGTCTAAATATAAATAATTTTCAAAATTTTCAAAACTTGGACTATTAAAATTTGGTATTTGTATCTCTTTAAAGTTGTAACCTCTATAAAATTTTTTATAAAAAACTGGAGAATCTAAGTCTCCTCTTGAAAATTTTACATCAACTTTTGATCTTGATTTAGTTGATATTCCGGTTTCATTACCAATACCATCATAAATTCTTTCCTTTGGAAAAAGATCATTTAAGTCTCTCCCAAAATGGATTATATCTCCATATATACTATTTAATTTATTTGAAGATAGATCTTTGCTCATTTTTTAACCTGTAAGCATTCCTATATACTTTACATAGCAATGTTTTAGATCTTTTCCATCAATAAAAGCATCTATTTTGTATGTGTGAATAGAATTGCTTTCGGGCCACATTGCATTGTATTGAACGTCACTTGTGATTTTTACTTGACTACTTGAAATAAATGATGTTAGTACTCTGGAAGTGGTAGGATTTATAATCATTAAATTTGTTTTATAGTGCATAAATTCATTTGCACCAAAATTTGATAAAAAAGATGGGTCATATGCAAAATTGATTTTTAACTCAAGATATTGAGTACCATCAAATCCAAAAGACCATCTATTTTCTGAATATGCATCATAAGGATCTCCGTCTGGAACTATCTCAAATGGATCTGTAATAGATGGCAATATTATTAGATTTTCAGGTGAATTTATATTGAATGTAAAGTTTGATTTAGGATACGAAGCAATGTTAAATTTTTCATAAAACCCATTTATTACAGGAGTTTGTATAGAACCGCCATTGCAATTAATTGATAATTGATCTTGAGATACGCTTATTGGCAGTTCTTTACCAGAGCCGTCGTACAAGGGAGACAAGGTGTTTTTTACGCCTTGACCGGAATTTCCAATATGTATCAAATCTTTGTATGATTGAGATGGAGTTTGATTTGATAGGCTTTTAGAGCTCATTTTATTGTTATTGTTATCTTATTTTGATTTTTGTTTTTTTTGAAGTATACAACTTTTTCGTCAGCATCCCATATACAGTCAAATTTAGAAAGACTGAAATTATTTATGTCTTTATGATTTTTGTTTTTTAGGCCAAGAAGATCTATTTTTTCTTTTACTAACTTTAAAAAATCTTCTTTTTTATTTGAATATAAAACTTTAGATTCTTTTGATATCATCACAGATTCATACTGACCGCTTTCTTTTTTTAACTCTAAGCAGCCGGTGTCAATAGGATTTTTTTCGTTTTTGTGAATCGCGCTCACGTAGACTATGTTACCGGCTATATTCGGAAAATATCTTCCAAACAAATCTTTGTTTTTACTCATAACATTACTTTCTTTTAAAACCGAAAAAAACCTACTTGGAGAAAAATATGGACAATTTTGAAAAAATAAATGTACTTGATAGGGGTTTCGTTCGACTCATTGAAGTGATGGGTTCTGATCTAACAGTAGTAAATGCTGCTAGAGTTTCGTTTCACAAGGAATCTTCTTGGGACGAAGAACAGCACCAGACAGGATCAATAACTGGCAAGACACTCCCAGATAAGGATAAGAAGCTTATTTCGTATCTGGCAAAGCATAAGCATTGGACTCCTTTTGCCCATCCCCAGATCATGCTTCACATCAAGGCCCCTATTTCGATTCGTACCCAGCTTTTTAAGCACAAGGTCGGATTCGTTGAGAACGAAATTTCTCGTCGGTATGTTACAGAAGAACCAGAAATTTATATTCCAATGTGGCGCTCTAAGCCAACAACTGGGGCTAAGCAGGGGTCAGAAGACTTCCTTACCAATACAACCACGCTAGAGGCTGCTGAGATCATGTACTTTGGGATGGCTAGCGATGCCCTAAAGACCTACAACTGGCTCATAGAGGCTGGTATAGCCCCAGAGCAGGCTCGTTTTGCATTACCTCAGGGTACATACACCGAATGGTACTGGACGGGTTCTTTAGCCGCTTATGCTCGTGTTTTTAAGCAAAGAATCGACCCCCATGCTCAATGGGAAGTTCGGGAATATGCAGATGCGATAGGTAAGATAATAGCTCCGCATTTTTCAGTTTCATGGGCAGAACTAACAAGGTTTTAGCTGTTGTCTATCTTAATTAAGACATGTGAGTGATTATTTAAAGTATGATATAACATATTTTGGAGACCTGGATGAAAAGGGATTCAAAATATCTTATATGTTATTAAATCATAAAATATTTCATGAGTTTGTATTGTATCCGGATGACGATATAGTAGTTATCAAAGATGTTAAAGAAATCAAAGGATATGAAACAATATTTGATTGGATAACTTCATTTAGATATGTAATAGATTTAAATAGGAGATAAAATGTTTTGGATATCACTGGTGAGCGCATTTGGACTGGCTCTACTTTTTACTGAAAAAAGAGAAGAGTTTCCAGTATCATTTTTTCATAATATTTTTTTGAAAGTATTAGGAATATTTAGATATGAAAAACTTAAAAAAGTTGCTTTTTGCGTAGTATGTTTTTCTTTCTGGGCCGCTTTGCTCACTGATTGTTTTATATATTTTTTGATTGATAAGTCGTATTTCATGTGGCCATTGAGTGGATTTGCAACTTCTGGACTTTCCTGGTTTATTATAGATCTTTTAAATACATTGGACTCATCAGAATAAATTATTCTGTGAATGAGCGCCTGTATACTATAATACACGAGGAATATTATGAACAAAGCAAAAACAGAACCAACAACAAAAGACAAATGGCAAAAGTTTCAAACACTAAGAGACCGTAATAATTTTAAGGACCCTGAGTTTATAAAGCTCAGAAATGAAATAGCAACCGAAAATTTTCATCTTGTAATTAAGCTTTCTGACTTAATGCACAGAAAGCATCCAGAAGTTGACAAGGAAGATCTTAGAAGCTTTGGAAGTCTTGGTTTGCTTGATGCGATAATGAAGTTTGATTCCGGTAAAGATATAAAGTTTGAGACATTTGCAACATACAGACTTTTTGGAAGCATGTATGATGAAATGAGGAAGGCAGACTGGCTGCCTCGCTTAACAAGGCAAAGGATGACGAAGCTTGAAAAGCTAAGAGAGAAGTTTGTTTCTGCTAATGGAATAAAGCCAACAAGAGACGAAATAATTTCTTTAGCGGAGCCAAAAGACAAGGCAGATATAGAGAAGTTTTTAAGCGAAAATGGAGAAGTTTGGATATATTCCATGAATGGAAATGTATCTAATAATGATGATAATGAAGTGAATTTCTACCATGTTGACAAAAAAGGAAACCCGGAAGCAGATACAGTAAAAATAGATTTCTTCAATAACTTTATTAGAAAAAACTTTAATGAAGATGAGTCTAAGATAATATGGCTTGTCTATTATGAAAATAGAACTCTAAAAGATACTGCAAATATACTTGGAATTGCAGAAAGTAGAATATGTCCAATTCATAGTAATATATTAAAGAAGCTGCGTAAGCACTTTCAGGAGAGGCCATCTGATTTAGAAATATTCAAAATATAAACTAAAATGCAGATAGAAAAACACATAGTATTAATTCTCAATTGTAATTGGCATCCTGTGGGATTTTGCAATGTATTTCACGCTGTAACAAAAGTTTGTGCGGAAAGAGCAAAATTTCTTGATACTGCTAATTTTCAACTAATGGGGGTAGACGAATGGTTTGAATATGACAGGTATTCAAAAACCATAAGTACAACAAGAGGTGCTTTCCCAGTTCCAGAAATAATAGTTTCTTGTTATTACGGAAAAATTCCAACATTTAGACCGTATCCAACAAAGAAAAATATTCTCAAAAGAGATAATTATGTGTGTCAGTACACGGGTAAAAAGCTTTCCTCAAAAGAGGCTACAATAGATCACGTGTTCCCAAAAAGCAGAGGCGGGCTACTAAGCTGGGAAAATTGTGTTGCAGCCAGCTTTGAAATAAATAATCTAAAAAGAAATAGAACTCCAGAAGAATTTGGTATTAATTTACCTATGAGGCCATGTATGCCAAAATGGAACATATTTAATACTCTTCCATCAAATTTCTCAATACCAGATAGCTGGAAGAATTTTATAAAATAATAAATATGAAATCTGGAATAGGATCTAGAAAAACTGGATCAAAAAAATGTTCATTTTTTAATAGAATTTTTCCAGGAGTTCCATGCTTTGTGGTTGGAAGCTCTCCTTTTATAAATGATTTAAATCTAAATGCTATTGAAAATAATCTGTCTATATCCATAAACAGATCAATGTTCAAGTTCAATTCAATAATAGGAATGTGGCAAGATGTAAGTTTTTGGAAAACTGAAAAATCAACAATACAAACAACAAAATGCTGGAAGGTTTGCACTTCATACTCTGATCCAAATAATTGTTTTTATCATTTTTCTATTAAGGGTGGAAATTTCAAAAAAACAGAAGACTGTAGTGAACTTTTTGGAAGTGGAAGTTCGGGTCCTCTAGCTGTTCAGTTTGCTGTCGCGATGGGATGCTACCCTATTATTTGTATAGGAATGGATTGTGAAATAAAAGATGGTAAAACCGATTTCTATGGTATAAATAAATTTTGGGGACCCAATACAATAGAAAACTGCAAAAAGGGAATAGAATGGATTAAAAAAGAATTCCCAGATGATATGGTTATCCTGTGCGATTCTGTAAAAAAATATAACGAATATGCTGACAAGTTTTGTGATATTTCAAAAAAAGATATATTGAATTCTACTATACTTGATAGCTTAAAAAACTCAAAACAAAGTCGATAATTCCACTATAAAAAGAAGGTAATTTAAACAAAGGTTTGCGCCTTTCAAAATAGTAATCCGTTAGACTAAAAGGAGACAATATGTCTATTTGCCTAGAAACAGAAAGAGAAAAAATTATGAATAACAACAAAACTTTTACATATCAAGAAGCTCTTGATGAAAGTATCAAATACTTTAATGGAGATGAATTGGCAGCAAAGGTATTTATTGATAAATATGCACTAAGAAATGAGAATATGGATCTGGTTGAATCAACACCAGATGATATGCACAGAAGAATTGCAAGAGAATTTGCAAGAATAGAAAATAAAAAATTTAAGTCTCCGTTATCGGAAAATGAAATATATGATTTGCTAAAAGGTTTTGACAGAATAGTTCCACAAGGTTCTCCAATGTATGGAATTGGGAATAGGTATCAATTCATATCATTAAGCAATTGTTATGTTGTTGAATCTCCTCTAGATGCATATGGCTCTATCATGGAAGCTGATGAAAATTTAGTTCAGATAAGTAAAAGAAGAGGTGGTGTCGGTATAGACATATCACATTTGAGACCATCAGGAGCACCAACAAAAAATGCTGCAAGAACAAGTACTGGTGTTGTATCATTTGCTGAAAGGTACTCAAATTCAATAAGAGAAGTTGGTCAGGCTGGTAGAAGGGGAGCTCTTATGGTAACGCTAAATGTTCATCATCCAGATATATTAGAGTTCTCTAAAGTAAAGAGAGATTTAACAAAAGTTACTGGTGCAAATATTTCCATTAGATTGACGGATGAATTTTTAAGCGCTGTTGATAAAGACGAAAAATACGAGCAAAGATGGCCAATTGAGTCTTCTTCTCCAATAATATCAAGAAAAGTAAATGCAAGATCAATATGGAATATTATTGTTGAAAATGCTCATCATATGGCAGAGCCTGGTCTTCTATTCTGGGATAACATAATAAAAGAAAGTCCAGCAGACTGCTATTCTGATTGTGGGTACAAAACAATTAGCACCAATCCATGTTCTGAAATACCGCTATCTGCATTTGATAGTTGCAGGTTGATGCTTCTTAATGCATTTGGATATGTAGAAAATCCATTTACAAAGAAAGCTAAATTTAATTTTGAAAAGTTCAATAAGGACGCAGAGTTGTGTCAAAGGTTGATGGATGACTTGGTAGACCTCGAGATAGAATGTATTGAAAGAATCATAGAAAAGATATCATCTGATCCAGAACCAAAAGAAACAAAGCAAAGAGAAGTTTCTCTTTGGAAAAAAATAAAAGAAGTTGCATTAAATGGTCGCAGAACTGGTACTGGAGCAACGGCAATAGGAGATGCTCTCGCTGCACTTGGTCTTCAGTATGCCAGCGAAGATGGTATAGCGATGACTGAGGATATATACAAAAATCTTAAGCTTTCTGCATATAGAAGCAGCGTAAAAATGGCAAAAGAGATAGGTGCATTTCCTGTGTGGGATTGGAAAAAGGAAAAAGATAATCCATTTTTAGGTAGAATAAAAAATGAAGATCCATCTCTTTATGAAGATATGAAAAAGTATGGAAGAAGAAATATAGCACTTCTAACAACTGCTCCAGCTGGTTCTGTTTCAATATTAACTCAAACATCTAGTGGAATTGAGCCTCAATTTATGATTGATCCATATATCAGAAGAAAGAAAGGAAATCCAGGAGATGTTGGATTTAGATCTGATTTTGTTGATCAAAATGGAGATCACTGGATGGAATTTAAGATATATCCACCAAAAGTAAAAATGTGGATGGAAATAACTGGTGAAAAAGATCTTAGAAAGAGTCCATGGAGTGGCTCTACTGCTCCAGAGCTAGACTGGAGAAAGAGAGTGCATTTGCAATCTGTGGCTCAAAAGCACCTTGATCACGCAATTTCTAGTACCTTAAACCTTCCAAGTGACGTTTCTATTTCATCTGTTGATGAAATATATAGGACTGCATGGAAAAGCGGGTGCAAAGGTATAACCATATACAGAGATGGTTGTAGAACAGGAGTTCTTGTTTCTGAATCAAAGAAAAATCCAGAAGATGAAATTTTAATAACAAAAGCACCCAAAAGACCTGAAACATTATCATGCGATGTTCATCATTGCGTGGTTAAGGGTAAACAATATTTTGTAATAGTTGGAAAAATGAAAGAAAAGCCTTACGAAGTATTTGCAAGTATGAATCATATTTCTGATGAAAACGATGATCTATTAATATCTAAAAGTTTTGTATCTGGGACTCTTACTAAGGAATCTAGAGGTCACTACAGAGCTGATTTGAGTGATTCTAGCGATAATTCTATGAAGATTAAAAAGATAGGAGATAAACTAACTGAAGAGGAAGCAGCTTTAACTAGAATAATATCAACAGCCTTAAGGCATGGTGCTAATGTTCAGTTTATTGTTCATCAGCTTGAAAAGGTTGAAGGTTCAATGCATGGTTTCTCAAAAAGTATAGCAAGAGCTTTAAAGAAATATATTCCAGATGGAGCTGAAGTTAGTGGAGAAACTTGCTCTAGTTGCGAAACTAAAGATAAATGTGCCCTTGTAAGACAGGAAGGATGCATAATGTGCAAGTCTTGCGGATGGTCAAAATGTGGATAAGGAGAAAAGATGCATATGATAAAGTATAAAAGAAGTCACGAAGATGCAAGATTGCCATCCAAGGCAAATGAAAATGATGCAGGTTTTGATTTATGGTCTGTAGACGATGGGAATATATCTTACGACAAAGATGGTTTTATAAAATATATTGAATATGGGACAGGCATACACATAGAGCCCATGCCATATACTTTTACTATGATATATCCAAGAAGTAGCATAAGAAATAAGGATATATTGTTGGCCAACAGCGTTGGAATAATTGATAATGGATATAGAGGTGAGTTAAAAATTGTTTTTAGGCCAACAAAACAGGTAAAGGATAGAAACGAAATTTCTTTGTATTGTAAGGGAGAGAGGATAGCCCAAATAATCCCGTTTAGATACTCTAACGAATTTTATTTTGTAGAGACCAGAGAGCTTAATGAGACAAGCAGAGGCGAGGGAGGATTTGGGTCAACTGGATCGACCTGATGCCAATAACGCCAGATAAAACTCTAGTAATATATAATTCCGGAGAACCAGCAAGTCTTGATTTCATGACTCAGTACATAAAGATCAGGAGAGTACCTCCTGCCAATCTTTATGGCATTGACACTCCAACGTCAGACAGATACCAAACATATGAAGATTTTAAACAAAATCTTCTAGATGTAATAAATAATCTTATAGATATAAATAATTATACATGTGTGCTTCTTGGGTATAGGGTACCATCTGGATTTATACACAACCAAAGAGTATATTCTTGCTCTTCTGTAATTTCTGGAAGAAAAATACCATTTGATGGAACTCCAAAAAGAAATACATCATATACCACAAGCAATTTTTTAAAGTTTGACTTAAATCTCAGTAAAATACCTGTATGTTTTTCTTTAGATGTAAAGAATGTAATACAGATGAAAATATTAATTAATAAAATCAAATCAAACAAAGACGGAGTTATCATAAATGGCAGTTTTTATTTAGATAAATATCACACGCTTTCTTCATATCCAAATGATGAAATTTATTTTGATATAGTTGATGCATTTGACAATACAGCTAAAAACAAATTTAATATTGATGTAAGAAAAACAGCAAAAAACAGAAACTCAAATATTGAACCATCTTTTTCTTTGCTTGTAAATGATTCAATATTTTGGGGATGGGGAGATTTGATTGCAAATGAAAGTTATTTTTCTCCAACTTCCACAAATAGAGTAGTGTTCATGTCATATGATAACAGGTCAATGACATCATTAAGAATAGAATCTTCAGACAATGCGTGTTTGGCTGCAATAAACAGAGGATATGCATGTGTCGCAGGGAATATAGGAGATTCTGCATTTTTAGAAAGTGAATTGAAAATAAATGATCCTTACGATCCATATTCTACAGGTGCTTTAGAAAATCACATGGTACCGAATCCATATTCTTTTATGGATGCCTTATATTCAGGTAGAACTGTAGGAGAGGCATTTCTATATAGCAAACCATACTTGCATGATTCTTTTGTGATGATAGGGGATCCATTACTAAAAGCATATATAGAAAATTCGATTGATCAAGAAAAAGCAAGTGCAAAAGAATTATGGTTAGATACTGAATCAAATCTTTCAAAATCTGCAGCTTATATTATATCTGAAGGAAAATATTCTTCTCTTCTTCATGAAAGAAATTTGAGATCAAATGATCTTGATATGAAAATTGATTTAAGTAAAAGTTCTTATAATTTAAATAGTAAATATTTTATTGAAAATAGAAAAAATACTTTTTCAGGAACATTTGACGCGTTCCAGGGATTTAGCCAGCAAATAAATATGCAGATTAATGCTATAGATGACATAACATTTAGAGATTTTTTGAAAGCAAATAACCTTTATGTTTCAAGATCTATAGTAAAAATGATGACCAACGGAGAGGCAATGATTATTGGAAATGAAATACAAAATCTAAAAGTTGACAAGAATATATACCTTGATATATTTGTTCAAGAAATGGATGGAGACGCGGGATATATACATTTTGAAATTGATGGATCTTTAGATGAAGATTTTGATCAAATAGTATTCAATTTTAAATCATATGAAGACACTTCTTTTTGGAAATATGAAAAAACATCTGGGTCTATGGAAAATTTTGAGCAAAGAGGAATATTTTCTGGTCTTGTAGGAAGAAGAGTTTCAGTATCAAGACCATCAACTTATCGATACAGTCTATCCGGAGAGGAATTGTATATAAGATATAGACAAATATTAAATTCAAATTACATGTCAGAATATTTTTATGAGGTTATTATAATACCATGATATATTCAGGAGAATTTAGATTGCATTTAGTGCTTCTTTCAAAAATATTGAAGTATGATTATAAATCTATGGTATTATTTAATAAAACAATAATTGACATAAATAATTCTGCTATAAACTTTGACAGTAGTAAGGTTGTTATGTATAAAAAAAGTGCATCTTCATCTGTAAGACAATTGACAAGGGATACAAATGCAGGAGATGTTATTAAATTAAATTATTTACGAGAGATTTATGGACTAGCTCAAGACCAATACGGAATTAGTATTGATAAATTTTTAGAAGAAAATTACATCGAAATACCTTTAACCCTTAAGGCAGTATCTGAGTTTATAGGTGTTGTAACAACAAGATATGGTGATAAATGGTGTAGATTCATTGATATTGACATTCCAATATCTGAACTAGAAAATTCAAAATATTCTAATAAAAAAATGACTTGGAGTTTTTTGGGAGGATTTAACAGTCCGTGGTCAGCAGATCTTAATTGAAACCAATTGATCTTTTAAATCATACCACAAGTCTGGATCGCCTCTAAATTCTTTTATTCCAGATGATATTTTTGATACAGTTTTTACTAAATCTTTTAAGGCAACAGCATCTTTAATGGTGTCTTTGTCTTCAAGATCTGATATAGCTCTTCTTATTAAGCTTTTCATGAAAATATCATCTTTATATACTTCTGAAATATAGGAATCTATTACTTTTAGTCTTTCGGAAACCTTAGATGACTTTATTATATAGCTAAGTAGCTTTTCTTGAATATCTTCATTTCTTTGAAGTATAAAATTGCTCAAAGCTATAGCTGATTCTGAATTTTTCACAGATTGAATTAGCATACTTTGTGTATCTTTATTATTTTCAATCATGGCACCAATCCATATAGATTTTGTATTGGCTGTATTCCTGGCATTAGTGGACCGTGTATATTTGCACATTTTGATTGAATATTTTCAATCCAATTTTTAGAAATAACTTGTGAAGATGGTATGGACATATATTTATATATTTTATTTTCTGCTTGTAATTGTGTTATTGAAGATCTGCAATGTGTCATTATAATTTTTGGACCGTCTTGTAGAATTTTATCGACAGTCCAGTAGGTCCCTGGATCCCTTACTGCAACAAAATGTCTATTAAACATATCTGCTGCGTCCCGATCTGATATAACCACATTTGATCCACTTGTTCCTGATGTAAATTTTTTATAATATTCTATGAAAAACTTTTTATATGGGTCTGGAAGAGACTCTAAATATATAGGTTTACTTTTACTCATACTAATTATTGCCTTGATATCAAGAATTACTCTGTTATTAACAGATTTCATTGAACTAACGAGCTGATTGACATGAGAGTTGTCATCTTCAAGCCTTGTCATCTGATCTTTACCTACAGAAACACCCTGAGTAACTGCTGCTGTTCCTCTTTGAGCAATAGAGGAAACCAAGCCAAGAAGTTTTGTTGTTGCCTCTAGTGTTGGATTTTCTTTTACTATATATCCAACAGCCCCGCCTGCTAATGAGGAAATTTTGTCTTTATATGAGTTTACACTTGAATTAAACCAAGCCAGATCAAAGCAATCCATTTTATCTATCTACCTTTATTATTTGATAGCACGAATTTTTCAGATTCTTAAATATTGAATCAAAAGATGAGTCGTGTGATTTTAAAATATTAAAAAAATCACTTTCTATGTTTTTAATTATATCTTTACATATATTTACTTCATTCCATCTGGAGTTTAATTGATTTATTTCAACTTCTATATCATATGGATGACATTTTGTTGTTTGTATTTTTCTCATTTTTGGTAAATGAGAGGGAACATTTCTTGAGGATCTATTTTTATTGCATTCGTTAATCAGAAGCGAAAACTTACCACACAAAAATCTAAGTTCTTGTTCCGTGTATGAAAGTGCAGATTTTTTTAAATCAAATATTATCATATTTTGTTGCATAGAAAAATGCTTGTCTTTAATATTCATAAACATATCTGCATGAGTAATGAATCTTTCATGGATACAGAGTAAATTTTCTATAAATTCATCAGTGCATACCTCTTTTAAGGAGTATGAACCAGTTACTTTGTTTACAAAATCTTTCAAGCTAAAAGCGCGTTTAAGCATACCTATATATAAAATTTAAAATTAAAAGATCCTCTTATATGTCGCTTTATAAAAGGTTTTAAATTTAATAATTTGTATTATTCTGTATAAGTTATATTTAAGGAATTTATAAAATGATTAAAAAATCTCAATCAAACCAAGACTTAATTTCAAAAGTACAGACATTAATAGAAAAATCTGCACTGCCACAAAATGAAAAAATAGAAGTAATAAGATTAATTGGACAATATATATCTGGACAAATAAACCAGGGTGTATTTATGTCAAATAGATCGATAGCCACATTGAGAGCAGATCCATCAATGAATGTATTAATGACAGAAATACATAATGAAAGGCAAAAAAATCTTCAAGAGCAAAGAGATAATCAGCAAAGAGAATCAACAACACAGTCTCAGGCGTACTCTTTAGAAAGAGTAAATCAACAAAGAAGAGAAAATGGCTTACCTGAATTTAAAACATACGAAGAGGCTATGTCTCATAGAGAAAATGAAAATAAAAAACACAAAGATGCAGTAAAAAATCTTTATAGATTTATAGCAAATGGAGACGGAGACGCAATATTGGAATCTGGAGCAACATATGTTCAGGTGAAAGAGGCAATAGACAACATCATTAATAGATCTCCAAGTCCAAAGGGATTTGATGATTCAGATCATCATTTAGAAGGCGTCTCGGAATATTTAAGAAGCATGTATGGAATACTTGATTCGAATGAAAAAGTACATTCTTTTTTTATTAATGCAATAATGGCTTATCATTCAAGAAAGGCAAACATAAAAAGCAGAAACGAACAAGAGCGTCAATCAAAAATTGATGAAGCCCATGCAAAAAGAAGAGAAAACATGGCAAGACAAACAGAGCTATCTTCTGATAGAACAAGTTTAAATGAATCTAGAAATAGAGAAAGAGATTCCAGGATGTCAAGAGTTGACCAAGCTGCAGCAAGAAATAGAGGAAGAACAAATTCTAATTTCTCTAGAAATAATCAATTCTTTAACTAATAGTATTAAAACAAATAAAAAAAGACGGTTTTTAGGCCGTCTTTTTTATTTGTTTTTACTATTTTATCAGAAGCCTCTTTGTTTTTGCCTTTCAGCTAGTTGTGCTGGAGTAAGAGAGGCATCTGTACCTGGAGCTGGTGTTGGCCTTATTCTAGAATAAGGATTTCCCCTTGCTGGGTAAACTGTTTCTGCTCCCTATGGCGCATCAGGACCTGGACCAGGTCCTTCTTCTGCTGTGGCAGGAGCGGCTGCAGGAGCGGCTGCAGGAGCGGCTGCTGCTGGGGCAGGAGAGGCTGAAACGGATTTAGGTGCTTGTAGTTTTCCCATAAGCGCCTGTCCTTCTTGTGTCATAAGATCCATTTCAAACCATCCGTACCCATCCTTAATTACGGGGGTGTAAATGTAAAAACCAACTTTGCCCTCATTCTCATCAGAACCACCATCATTTGCAAGATTTGTAAGGGCAGTTGGTCCATAAACAATATATGCTGGAGCTAAGGCTGGTGTTGGACCATATGTCTCCTGCTCTCCCTCATCGTTTTCAAAGACCTCTTGCTTAAGTCTAAAATTTGCAGAAGAAACCCTATATGATTCTTTCATTTTTGATTCAGCAGAAGTTGCTACTACTGTTCTTCCGCTATAAGCGTATGGTAATATAAACTGCATTTCTTCTTCATTTGCTGGTTCAGTTACTGCAGCTCCACCTCTTCTTGGCGACATCTGTGGAACATTGGAACCAATAAGAAGAGCTACCATATAATCTGCTTTTGCTGTAACCTCAAATATGCCTCCATTTGGTATGGATTTGACTACTCCTACCTGGCTAGACTCTTGTTGCACTTGCTGTGCTGCTGGGGCTGTACCACCTTGTGCTGCTGGGGAAGACGCAGCTCCACCACCAGTAGCTCCGCCACCAGAAGCTCCGCCACCAGCAGCTCCGCCACCAGCAGCTCCGCCACCAGCAGCTCCGCCACCAGCAGCTCCGCCACCAGCAGCTCCACCACCAGTAGCTCCACCACCAGTAGATGCACTTTGTGCTGCAGAATTTGCAGCAGCAGCAGGTGCCTGTGGGGAAGAAGGAGGAGTTTGAGCTGTTTTAAAATCAGAAAAACCTCCTATAAGGTTTTTAATTGCATCAGATTCATTTTGTAACTGAGCTTGTTTTTTAAGATTAAATTTCATATTAATTCCCTATTTATTAATTAAAAAGATGGAGTCCTTTGTGATCTTCCACTAGATTGACGAGCTGCACCCGGTTTAGACGGTCCTTTTTTGCCTCCGCTTGGATCAAAAGTTCCCATGTCAAATTGTCCAGGAGCTTTTTCTCTTTCCATTGCTCTTAAATTATTTAAATTAATCTCTCTTACTTCTTCAAGATCTTCAATCAGGGCTTGCATGTTTGGCGCATAATCAGCGTCAAGATACTGAAAGGCTTGAATTGAATTCTTTAAATACTGAACCCATTGTCCGTTTGTGCTAGACCCATCTCCGTATACAAGAGTAAATATCTGTTTTGCTCTGTCAAGATTCAAACTTCTAAGTGCAGTATCATTAGTAGAAAACCATCCAGCATCTTCGTACTGTGGTGCTTCTTGAGCTGTTTTAACTTTCCATTGACCGTTTTCAATCTCATATTTATCCATTTTTTCTCCTTTTTTTATGGTAATTTTGTTCCCTTACGCCAAGCTCTACAGCTCCAGTATCCCGCAGAAGTCTTGTCCTTTTTGGAGTCGCAATTGTGACGAGCCAAAAAACTTTTTTGTCTATTTGGCTTGTTTCTCTTGATGGATAGCGTTTTTTCGCCTTTTGCTCTGGCACTCGATCCACCGTGTCCGAAATTTACCTTTTTAACTTTTTTTGTTTTGGGATTAATGACGTATACTTTGAATTTCTTAACGTCACCCTTCATTATTTTACCAATTGGTACTTTTTTGCCTTGGTATTCGGCAGCTTCTTTAAATAAAGAAGGTTTTTTATGATTATAAGAAGTTGATACTAAATAAACCATGTAAATTCTCCTGTAACTTACTTTTTACATGATTTTAATATTTTACCTTCTACATTTTTGAATAATCAATCATTAAATATATTGAAAATTCAAAAAAATGTTTTCTTTTTTCACAAGATTTGACATATTTAAACCTTGGATCTTCCTTTTTCTTAAATTCTTCAATAATTTCATTAGGATCACGATTGGTCTCTAAATGTATTTTGAATAATTCTTCAGTCACTGGGTCTGTTTGTACACCAGGTGGTGTCATTTTTGAAACAACTAGCAAATAGTCTATTTCTGGCTTGTCTGAAATATCTATTTCTACACATTTCATTGGTAGCTTATTGTCATATTTAATTCCAAATACATTGTTTACAATAATTGAAACGAGTTCTTTATTAAAACTTTCACATATTGTTTGACCTATTTGGTTTCTGAATCTATCAAAATTTGTAATTGTGTCTGGAGAAACGTATGTATCATCTGAACTAAGAAAGTTTATTATTTTTCTAAGGTTAGGAGAATTTGTTACATCAAACTTTATACATGTGTTCCAGTTTTTAGAACAAACCATTTTTCCCTCTTTGATTGAGAAATCAACAGTGTAGTTTTCAGTATTGTACTCAAGTCTTGATATTTCATCAATAATCTCTGTTCCAATTAATATTTTATCTAAAGTCGAAAAAAAGTCTAAACTACTGTCTGTCTGGGATGTGTTTTTCATGATTTACCTCAAAAGTATTTATTTAGAAAATTTCTGTGGGTACAAAAAGTTCTCTCTTGACTTTTTCGACCAAAGCGAGAAGTTCAGACCATTTACTGTATTTTTTGGTCCTAACGGATTTGGTAAGTCTACTTTTTTACAAGCAGTTAGAATACTATCACATCCAAGTCAGTTTTTTGGTAGAAACAGTGACTTGTTTTTCAGAAAACTTACATTTGATACAAATTATGATCCAACATATTTTAAATACAATAAAACAAAAAATAAACTTAAAATGATTGGTACTTTTTTTTCTACTGATGAAAACAAGTATTATAAAACAGAAGTTAATGATTCAGTTGTTTCAACTGATTTGCCTCATTATAATTCAGACCAGGATGGATGGTGTATCTTTACAGATGCAGATCATCCAATAAATATGGGTAAGTTTCAGATTAATTCTGAATGTTCTGACAAATTTATAGAATTGGCTAATGCAACATACAACTTGCCTTGCAAATTAGATAAATTTATTTCAACTTTTGATATGGAAACTGAAGTTTCTTTTTTTCTTGATTTTACAATACAAAAGAATGATGTTACTGTTCATTACAAAAGAATGAGTGATGGAGAGAAGAAAATAGCTACATTACTTCGTTCTCTTTGTGATAAGATCACTTTTACTAATCCCAAAATTTGTTTAATTGATAATATCGAAATGCATATTTATTTCAAGAGACACCCAGTTCTTGTTGATAAACTTGTTTCAGTTTTTCCAAATGTTCAGTTTATAACCACTTCTCATAGTCAAACTCTTATATCTCATGTTAGTTCAAATTATGGGAATGGTTCTCTTGTTGATCTTGAAATAGAAAAAGATAAGATTTGATTTTCTCTTTTTATTTAGCTCACTTCGTTCGCATGTTGATGTCCCTTTCGGGCCATCAAGCATATTTGAAAATTATTTAATCATTTTTTTCTTAACCATCATTATCTGAAGGCGTAATATCGTCCCAGGAAAACGAACCGCCACTTTACTATAAGACTAGGACTTTTTCAAGTAAAGGACAAGCGCCCATCTATTCCTAGAATTGCTCATATTTTATATTTTTGTTTTTAGATTTTATAAATTAATTTCTTCGGGGGTTTTCGTTTTAATAAATTTTGAGTCATTTGCCCGAGCAGGCATGGATCTCTTTTGGCTAGAGATTCTCTCCATTCTGATGATCAGATCAGTTCCGGTTCTACCTTGACGACCTTTTCTCCACGTTCAGAAACGTGCTACTAGGCATTTGAGACTTTCGTCCACGGGCCGTGCCAAGCGCCCAAGAAAACTTAGATGTTGAGTCTTTGCCTTGACTCGTAATACCTCTTTCGACATAATCTTTAAAATAATAAACTAACATAGTTTTACAGGTTTATAAAACAAAATATAGAATAATTTAATTATGCCATTAATAGGATTTTCTGCTGGTAAGCCTGATCCATCAGCAATAAGATTTTTTCAACAAGATACTGCACCCACCAATGCAAAATTGGGCGATAGGTGGTTGAATACAAATAATATGAACGAGTTTATATATTTAAAGGTTTCAGAAAACCCAGATGCGTATCAGTGGTTTGATCTTTCTGGAGATTATCCTGGTGATAGTATATCTTGAGTAAATTTATGGCAATACCAATTACATCATTTCCAAGGTCTCCATCAAATAATCAAGAGGTATCAATTGATGGTCGTAAGTGGGTTTACAAACTAAGCATACCTGGATGGGTTTGTTCTCAAATTGGTTCAGGAGGTGTTGTATTTATTGCATCAGAAACCGCACCTTCTGTAAATTCATATAAAGCTGGCGATAGATGGTTTAATACATCCACAGGAATTGAATATGTTCTCATCAATGATGGAGATGATAAATATTGGGTAAATGTCTATACAACTCCTCACAGTCATTCCATTTCTAATATAAATGGTTTGCAAACAATATTAAATTTAAAGACTCAATTTTACTATAGGACTTCTCCTCCATCAAATCCAAATATTGGTGATCGCTGGATGGATTCTGTAACAGGAGATGAATACATATATGTTTATGATGGCAGTAGCTATCAGTGGATGCAGCCAACTATAAATCCTTACTTTGGATCAATAAAAGGAAATACTGTTTCCGTTACCACATCTTCTTACTCTATGATATCAACCGATTATTATGTTGGCGTTAATTACGCCGGTATAGTTACAATAACTTTACCAGAGAGTCCAGATGAAGGTAAAATGGTTGTAATTAAGGATGAATCTGGAAACGCAAGTGGCCCATCTATGTATATAGAAATACTTCCATATGATATATCAGATACAATAGACAATGTCAGCTCTGCTATAATAGATATAGACAATGGAGTAGTTGACCTTATATATAGAAATGGATGGAGAATAATATGAGTTATCTTTTTAGTAATAGTGTAAAATATGACACAAGCACAACAGGAGGAGGCGTTGCTACTCCCGTTTTAGATGATTCAACGATATCACTTATCATATATGGAACAAGTGGCGATCAGATCATAAGACAAAGTTACAGAAATTTTGTCTTGGGAAGAGATTATTTAATTGCCTATTAACTTTCCATCCTCTCCAAGCGTAGGTCAGATTTATACGTCTGGTTCCAATTCTTGGATATGGAATGGTTACGCATGGAAAAGCTATAACTTCTTTTCTTTTGGTGGAACTGGACCAGCCGGAGACACTGGTCCTGCAGGTGATACAGGAGCCACAGGACCTACAGGTGCTACAGGTGCTACAGGTCCAACAGGAGCAACAGGTCCAGCAGGTCCAACAGGTCCAACAGGAGCAACAGGAGACACAGGAGCCACAGGTCCCGTCTGTTGATCCAGTATCGCATACTACAAAATAGTCAATATTTTTGTATATGGACTTCAAGCACCTTTCTATAACGGCTTCTTCATCTTTTACTATCATGCATAGAGAAATTTTATTCATAATTAATTTATCGTTTTATTTATTCATAGGATTATTTAATAATATTTAATAATAATTTTTATGCCAACAGTAAATTTTCCCTCATCTCCCACAGCAGGACAGACATATTCTTTTGGAGACAAGACATGGCAGTGGAATGGTTATGCTTGGGACTTTTTTTCATTCGGATCTTCTGGAGGAGTGAGATATCTTAATGATCTAGAAGACGTTACGTTGACAGACCCATATGCAGGTGATGGTCTTGTGTACAATGGAGTTGAATGGGTTAACGACGGAATTGTTAATACTATAAATGGTAATACAGGAGACATAGTTGCTCTTTCTAATTTTCCTACTCCCACGTCCGGTGTCCAGTTTGACGCAAATTACGGAGACATAAACAATCTTGATTCCATAAATCCAAATAATGGTGTCTCTACTTCACTTACTATCAATGGAGACCTTATAGTGAATGGAAGTATATACGCTCTTAATCCATACCAGACAATTGAGGGCAATACTATAGATACGATACCAGATAACTTAGATGGAGGTTTTTACGAATAAATTTTAAAATTAAAATATAGAGGTATTTTTAATGGCAACAAATCCAACAATTCAATTTAAAAGAAAAACTACATCAGGAATTCCAGCTTCGCTTTCCATAGGGGAACCGGCGATAAACACTGCTGACAATCAGCTTTTCGTCGGAGTAAATTCAAACGGAGTAAAGTGGGTTGGTGCAGAGATTGAAAATAGTTCAACAAACGGAACTACATGGACAAGCGACTTAAAAATCGCAACAAAAAAAGCCATAGGTGACTATTTCGCACCTTTGAGCGGAGCTACATTTACAGGAGATGTTTATCTTGACAATAATAAGGAAATACGTCTTTACGAAGCCGATGCAAATGGAAGCAATTATATTGCGATAACTACAAGTTCTGCAATAACAAGCAATATAACTTATACATTGCCAGAAGCTCCCGGTGCTAACGGTTATGTTCTTTCCTCTACAACAGGAGGAACACTGAGCTGGATATCTGCAGGTACTGCATCAAGCGTTTCAGTCACAGAAACTGGAAACAGCGCTTCTTACAATTTAGTTTTTACAGATGCAACTTCCACAACATCTGCAAGTTTTTATATAGATTCTTCCGACAACATAACTTTTAATCCAAGTACCGATACTCTTGCTATTTCTGGCGACCTTGCGGTCAATGGTGGAGATATCACAACCACATCTACTGGTACAGCAACAGTATTCAATACAAATGCTACAACAGTAAACATGGCTGGTGCTGGAACAACAGTTTCAATTGGTGCTGCAACTGGTACAACAACAATCAATAACGCCAACACAGTGGTAACTGGTGACCTTGCGGTCAACGGTGGAGACATCACATCTTCTGCCAGCACTTTCAATCTGCTGACCACGACAGTCTCCACCATGAACATCGGCGGATCAGGAACCATAAACATACTAGGCAACGCTGATGTTTCTGGAACCAAGACCCTCAATCTTGCAACAAACGGTTTAACAGGTTCAACTACAAATGTCAATATTGGATCAAATGAAGCTGGTACAACCACTATAAATAGCGCGACGCTAGCAGGAAGTGCGCTTTCTTCAACACAAAACGTCTTTAATACTAGCCATACCACAGTAAATGCCTTTGGTGCAGCAACAGCTCTGACTATGGGCGCAACTTCTGGAGCCACCACCACAATCCGTGGTGGCACCCTAGTCGGGAACACGACGACGCAAAACCTTTTCAACACCACGGCGACAACCCTCAACATTGGTGGTGCCGGAACAACAGTTTCAATTGGTGCTGCAACTGGTACAACTACAATCAATAATGCCAATACAGCGGTAACTGGCGACCTTGCGGTCAATGGTGGAGACATTACAACTACATCTACTGGTACAGCAACAGTATTTAATACAAATGCTACAACACTCAATGTTGGTGGCGCAGCAACAGCTCTGACTATGGGTGCAACATCAGGAACAGCACATATAAGAAATGCAAGCTTAATACTTGGCAATACAACAAATACAATAACCACAATCACTGCTGCGGGAACCAACCATCTGACGATTGCCCCTTTCGGTGATATTGTGTTGTCACCATCATCGACCGCAATTCCATTTAATGATGGAACATTCCCATCTGTCACGGTACATCCTGGAGTTGGGGCAACAGTAGATTTTAATGGTGGAGACATATACCTGGGTACAAAATCAACCGACGATATCACTCCAGTAACAACCCAAGTAAACCTTATTTGGGAGGGTGTAACAAATAACGGATTTGAAACGACTCTTACGGTTGCAGATCCCACCGCAGATCAAACCATTACGTTGCCCAACGCCACAGGCACTGTTGCGCTTGTTGCTGGTTCTGATACTCAAGTAATGTTCAACGATGGTGGTTCTGCTCTTGGTGGCGATTCTGGACTAACCTACAACAAGACAACAGATAGTCTCACCATCACTGGTGACCTCGCGGTCAACGGTGGAGACATCACAACATCTGCCACGACATTTAATTTATTGAATACTACAGCCACAACCCTCAACATTGGTGGCGCAGGAACAACAGTTTCAATTGGTGCTGCAACTGGTACAACAACAATCAATAACGCCAACACAGTGGTAACTGGTGACCTTGCGGTCAACGGTGGAGACATCACATCTTCTGCCACGA